CATCCACACCAGGCCCGAACTCGGTTGTACCGCTTCCGTATTTTATGACCATTCCAGCATCCACAAGCCGCCGCAGAACAAGCCGGTCAACGCGAGCGGCGGGCATCGCGTCAACCGAGGCGAAGGCTTTGTGCCGCCGCCGCGTTACCTTGGTCGTTCTGGTTACTTAATCGTGATCACGTTCAGATACTGTCTTGAAAGAGAAACAGAACAATCGGTTGAAGCCGAGACGTCAACAATTACATCCTGTCCGATGGCTGGTAACATTTTGATCGCCTCTAGAAACCAATGATGGTAATTATTTCTTCGGCGGCTTAGCATCAGGCTTAACTGCTGTGACGTATAGCGATTTCTTTCTGACGATCAGCTTTACTTCAATCTTATCTTTCGCAGCACGGTAAATGAATCGCTGACGGATGCCTTCGATGTTGCCGAAGAAGTCAACGCCTTTCTCCAATTGCCACGTCTGACCGTCAAGATATGGCGTCAGATCGAACGTAGCATCCTTAGTCACAGCGTCACTGTTAACTACTTTTGCCATAGATCACCTGTCTCATTTTTTTGAAAGTAGCATTAAGAATCAGTACGCCTAATTTTACGCTCAATTTATGTGGCACTAGGCGGATCACTTGGATTAGGCCGCTTCATTCGCGGTCTTAATCCCAGTGTTGATCCTGTCAAACGGAATGAACGGAATCTCTCAGCCGTACCTTCTAGGAACGGATTGTAGAGTCCGTACGGTGTTGTCCAATGGAACCTATTCACTTGGTTCGCTCTATCTGGATGGATGTACCACTCATACCAGTCGAGGAATGCTTCCAGCATCGGGAACAGGATCAGATGCTGAAATCGAGAGACTGTATCTTGATTCGGCCTTACGAAGTACCGGAAGAAATGATAATCAGGCTCATCGTTCATAAACGTGATAATACGCTTCTTGAACACCTCATCCGACTCATTCTTCTTACGTCGCGGTCCTGACGATCCAGCACCGCTGCCGTAGTTCCAACCGCACGGACGGCGAGTATGTTGATACCAGATGTTTGATGGCAAGCGTCCATGCTTAATTTGGAACATAAGAGTGTACACATTAAGCTGGAGATTTAACTGAATCTCACTGGCGACTGATTCAGTATCCCACTCACTCCGTACCTTTCCTTCCATGAATGAGATTGGACCCTCACCGTCTGTGTAGCCATGCAGCTTCAATGTGCGGCCAGACGGGAGCTTTATTTCCAATTCATGATACGTTTCAGCTTCCTTAATCTGGAGACGATCCAGGTCAGCAGCGTAATGCTTAATCCAAATCTGAACCTGAGCCTGAGCAAGCTGTGTCCACCAGGAAATTTCATCTGATGTACCAAATTCCGCAACCTGCTTTTGGTACTCTGTCTCAATGAATCGAGCAGCACCAATCTCCTGACGTGTCTTGATGTAGCCTTCGATACCAGCACCTACAAGGCTGCCGTACTTCATGTTCTTGTTCCACGGCTCGACTACCTCAAGATTTCTGAGGTAAGTAATCTCAAACGCTGTCCGATCCACCAACCACAATTCCAGCCCGCTAACACTCAGTCCGTTTCGCCGCGGGCACCATATTGACGTGTATGTTTCCATCTTTTACTCCCTGAACAAAGTCTGCCAAATCTTTCAAGTGGATAATACAGAGGGCATTTGATCTGTCTGACGCCTGACCAAGCACCACCACTGATATCTTATTCTCGACTACGGCTTTTGATCTTTCCTCATCCACAAGTTTACGCAGCCGAGCACTGAATGCAGCCGTGTACTTGCATGACAGAAACAAGAATGGATGCAAACTATCTGATCGGCTGATCTTAGCATTGCCACCCGACAGAGCGTTACGCGATGTGTTAAAAATCTTCGCTACGTAAAGCTCAAAATTCTTCCATTGTGACATAAAGCATCGCCTATCCATGCGTGACAGTAATAAAAACACGTCGTTACAACGCAACCTTACTGTGACTTTTTCCACGGCGGCAACGATCTGCATTGCGATTCAGGGACCGGACGATGCAATGCCCGCTGAAATGCATCCGCTTCGCTTTGTAACATCATCTCCCGAATATCAGTTAGCATTTGCTCAAGCGTAAGCCCTATCACATCGATTTTTGCATCTTTGATTACGTCGTCATGAGATACAATCATGTGATTTTCTAATAAGTCGCCCGGTTTCCCACGTAGTACACGAATACAGACGTTCTTGGTGTCATCTACCTTGAACGACACTGATTCGTCGCTTAGCAATGAAAGCAGTAGACTTGATAGCATGAGAACGACTCCGTGTAAGCGTGTGGCAGTAATAAAGAGACACGCTGCTACACGCAACACCGTAGCAGCATGTCTTTAATCGGCAGACGTTGCATTGTCCGCCAATTACATACGGAATGACCGATCAAGCTTTCTTGCTCGCAGCCTTGCCTGCTTTCTTTGAAGCTGCTGGCTTTGAAGCTGCTGGCTTGCCGGGAGTAGGCAGTACAGCTTCTGGCACGATCTGTCCAGTCACAGGAGCAGCAGAAGCACCGGCTTCAGGTGCTGCAACAGCGGCAGCAGCACCTTTCTTCGATGACCGTGGCGGCTTAGGAGCACCACCGTTCAACTCAGCTTCAGCAGCAGCAACGGCTTTCTCAGCGTCTGCTTTGGCTTTCTTAGCCTGGTCAAGAATCGCTTTCTTCGCTGCTCGATTCTGTTCAGCAACAACCTTAGCAGCTTCAGCAGCTTCAGCAGCTTGAGCCTTGTCAAGTTCGATCTGCTTTTGCCGCTCAACAACAGCCTGAGCAGAACGCTCGAAGCAGAGTGTGTGCCAGCCCTCGAAAAGTACCGGATCGGTTGAGTAACTGTCTCGTTCTTTCGCAGTCAGCTTGACCTGATTGACAGTAACGTCCTTTACGCCAGCCAGGAACAGTCGAAACGCCTTGACGAACGGACCTGCCCACTCAGTATCACGATCCTTTGAGCCTTTCTGAGCGGTCAATTGATTCCAATAGCCCGTCAACGCCCACTGGACCGATCCCTTCTCCAGCGATCCACCGACAGCCATGTTGTCAACGAACAGCATCGCCTTGTCGTACTTCTCGGAATCAATCTCCATGATTCCATCTTTCGTCTCGACGACGCAAGCAACGTATAGCAACGCTGCGATGTACGACAGAGACATTTTCAGTCCCTTGTTACCGCCGTCATTCTTGTTGGCGTTCAGTACCATTGTAACAAATTTGCAGAGTTCCGGATGACGTTCGCGAATGAATGTCATCATTTCACTGATGAGAAACTTCGGAGCACTGGAGACAGTTGCCCCACCTTCGATGAGCCACACCAGGCGAGCAGCACCGGCAAGTGTCGTCGTCCAGGCTTTACGCCCGGCAAGTGTGTTCCATTCGGCTGGCAGAATTGCGTCAACCCACGGGTCACGAAACAGCACATCGGAGTGCTTACGAGTCTTGCCGATATCAACCGTGTCGGCTGTATCATGCTCGACGCCATAAATGACGACCGTTGGAATCTCAAGCTGAGCATCCGGCCATTCGTCGGGGTGTTTGGCAACTTCGGCAGCGGCGAGCAGCAGACCTTTCGCCCGGTGCTGGAGTGATACGCAGTGTTCACCACCTTCCGCGTCTTCGCTCATAATCCACGGCTCACCGTTCAGCTTCCACTGACCGCGAAGGTATTCGTTCGCATACAGCTTTGCCAGGCCGAGAGATAACGGACGATTCGTCGAGTTCCACACTTCCATAATCTTTGCCGCAATCTCGACGGTCATCATGACAACCTTGGATCGGATGTTGCATTCGTGTGCCGGGATACGACTGATGAATGCCTTGAATGACTGAACTTTCGCAGTCGCCGGAGCAGATGGAACTTTCGTAGCCGCCGGAGCAGATTGAGCAGCAGTGTCAGCACCGTAACCGGCAGCAAATGCTTCCGTCTTTGACGCTGACTTAGAGGCTTTTGACGACATTGGAACAAACACAGACATGATTGACACTCCTGGAGTTTTAACTGACTGAACACTTGAGGCAGAAAACATTTCCACCTCGACCTGACAGCATCATTGCAGAATCAAAAAACAGTGTCAACTGAAAATTCAGAATTTTTCAGAATCGAAGGATCTGGACGCACGACGTTGATTCATCATTTGCTGTAAAATACGCCGTCTTTCATCAGATTCAGGATCTTTTGTGCCGTCCAAATAATTGCTTGTTCGACCACACCAATTGACTCCAGCCGGGCCTATGTGCAAGCATTCAAACGGCGGACGGTGCTTGAGATAAGCTGGCCATCGAGCCTGAAAAAACGAGTCAGGTCCGCCAGCGTGCTTCCAGTTTACTTCGTGCCAGGGAGTCTCATGACAGAACTCAGAATCAGCGTGGAATATCTGAGTGTACCCAGCCCACTCAACTTGCTCTGGATGTAGTGGGTATTGACGCCAATATGCCTCTTTAGGCACTGAACAAGTTGGCGTTGACCCTTCCAGTTCTGGTGGAACAGCATCAAATCGCAGACCCTCACACATCCGACGTAATGGAGTGTAAAGGCAGTTTGGACTCATCGGCATCGGAAGTTCTGGGGCAGATATAGCGTTATCAATACCGAGATACCTAATACCTGCCAAGATACTGTCTATCTCAGGGAATTGCCAATTGATCTGCTTTGGCCAGGCAACGTCAGCATCCTGAATACACATCCAGCCGTGCCGACCGAACGTTTCCAGTGCCTGCTCCATCGCTCCAAACTTATTGAACATCGCACCGCGATGATAAAACTTGGTCGTCTGATAGCAATGAGCATCATTAGCAGCCGCACATGCAATTGTGCGATCATCTGACGGCGTTGTAACAATCATCACTTCCTTGTAGTGATGCCGATTGTACGGCAACGTTAACTCAAGCAAATCACCACAGTCCACACTGACGATGATTGCTCTTAGTACAGGCTTGGCTTTTGAATCGCAAACGACCACGGCAAACTCCCTTCCGGTATAGGACACACACCAAGACAGTCGCCGTACCTACGACGACGGTACTCAACAAAATCGTCAATTGCTTCCTGAATCCCTACGGAACATCCGACTTCACCTGGAGTAATAAAGTCATGCCCAAACATGTAGCCGCCGGGCTTGATCTTAACCCACCAATGCAAAAGATCGTCAAATACGAATTTCTTCTCATGATTGCCATCGATGTACACGAACGACAATGTATTATTAACTGCCTTACCGACAGCTTCAATCGAATGCTCGTAACTCATCAGGCACCGATTTGCATCAATGTAAGACTTTAGCCGGACGGCTGCTTCCTTACGATGCGTGATCCGATCCACACCACCCCACAGCGTTGCAGCCTGCTTACTGTAATTTTCAGCGTTCTCGTAAGGATCGACGCACCGCAAGATTCCATCCCACCCATCGAGCAGAATCTTTGCGTACTCTCCCAAGTGCGTACCAATCTCTACGCCTAGAGATTGGGGACCGCCAAGATTTTCTTCCATAAGGAAGCGGGGGATATCGTTACGTCCATTGATACCGATGTAGCGAAGCATAAGTCACCTGACAATTTCTGAGATAGAGAGTTATCAACTCAAGTCCCCGGCACATAAACCAGCACCACAAGTGCATGGATCACACGTCGGGCACACGTCGTGACCGTGGTCACACTCGATCGCTATAGGCAATTCGATTGCTCGCCGAAACTTACAGCCTTCTTTGTGATTTCTCCTCACACCGCAACAGCAAGGGCACTGGTGACACACCTTACAAAACACAGACTCCGGCGAAGGGTTGATAACAAAGGCATCAAGTCGAGGCGGCGTCACTGGTTGGTTCATCGCGATATTCCTTTGAAATTCTATGCGGTCTTAAGTCGGTCGAAAGCAAGTAGTCAATCACTCGACGGCTGGCGTTACGCTTTGACACAACGTCTGGCTCAGACTGATTCATGTCATCCGGCGTTAATATGTTAAGCGTGTGCCCTATCTTCGGCTTCAAGTGACTGTAAGATCCATCGTCAACAACAGTGGTTCTGTCGTCAGTATGAGCTAAATCACCTTTACCTCGTAAAGGCACAAGGCAACGCTGGCAATGATAGGCTACCTGATTGCGAAACGGCTCGACTTGCATTGGAGCTTTCCACCATCCCGGCGTAACGACCATGCCAGTATCCGGGTAGCTTGGATCAAACTGATTGATCATCGCCTGACCGCCAGCAACCTCACAAAAGAATCCCCGAAGCTCATCACGGAACTGACAGATCATTGCTGACCAATGCTTATTGATATCACACTCTGATATCAGCTTCCATCGATCTGAAGCGTCGGGAACTTGCAACGCTAAGTCGCCGTGTACAGGCGAGTGTAAGCTGTCGCGGTCATGCCCAAACGGTCTTGACTCTGGCCAGAAATCCTTGAATTTATGGTACGCTTCCACACTCATATGACAATTCAGATTGGAGTGTGCTGGACTGAATGTCTCTCGCATTGCACGGGCATTGCTCATACTGACTGGATTGTTTGACCAGACACCACATTTCTCTTTAGGGAAGTAATTTCTGAGGATAGCACATATGTCGATGAACTTGGGGTGCATCGCTGGATTGCCGCCGAAGATTCCGATAAGCCCGAAGTAACCTTCCATTGACTGACAGGCAAGCTCGAAATTCTCCAGCGTGATGTATGAGGCACGCCCGGCGAATTGTGATCCTTGCGTACAGTTGCTGCACGCCAAGTCACAGGCACGAGTCAAATGTATTTGCATGACGCCATCCATGCCACCACATTTGCCGGGACGGCGTTGACCGGGAGGAACCATTACGCTGAGTGCTTCGTCGATGTTCATGTTAACGATCCTGACTGAGAGTGAGTGACAGTAATCAAATGTTAGGATTGCGTTTCAAGCAAGTGTGCATCTCGAAGACCTCTGGCGTATCCTTGCTCTTCTGCTCGCCTTATGTCTTTTCCACGGCTTGATTGCAACGCACGAATCTCACGGTGTAACTCTGTATCATCTTCTCGATACAGTCGTAATCTTTCTTCCAGGTCACGGAGTTCCCTTTCGACATACTGACAAGCTGGTTTTGAGTGCGTGTACGGACCAAAGTGATCTGCTGCACTTTGAGTGTCTTCAAATAATTCATCACAGTGAAAGCACTTCCACGGACCTTGACGTTGTGATTCTTCTGTCATGGCTTACTCTCTTTCAACTAAATATGATCCACCACGTACTCAGGCGAATGATTGAAGTTACGCCTGAACATTTCAATATCGTACGCCAGTTTAGATGTGACTTGTCTATAGTCGTAAAGCAGTGTTGCTCTGTCGGCAAAGAATTTTTGCCGCTCAGGACTATATTTAGCTTCCATCCCAAGAATCACTTCGTCAATTTCCATCAACGACATTTCACGGAAGTTAACACGAGTCAGATTCTCGTCGATGCCAGGAATGTACTCGTCGATCGGCAAGTCAGTCAGCACAGCACAACCACAAGCCGTTGATTCCACAATCTTACGCAAAGCGTACCCATACCGGCTACATGTACAAATAGAGATTTTGAAGCGTGATAGGTGCTGCATGAATCCAGGTGTGTTACATCCTTTACGATGATACCCAGGATGAGGCAGTACAGATGCTGCCAAACCTCGATGAGCCAACAAATGCTGCCGTTCAGGGTACGCATTCGATATTGCACCGCTGAACAGGCAGCCCTGCCGTCCTTTATCACTGTAGTCGGGTACTTTATCAGCGTCAACAGTGTGCCAGGTCCGAATCAGATGCCCGGCACGAGTGTACGGAGCAAGATGATTGACGATGCGGGGATTGTAATAAACGATCCAGCCATGCACGCCCAACTCTTCAGCAGCTTCGCGATGCCACTGTGGCCGCTGTTGAGCATCTTTCAGTACCGTAAGCCGTAGTATGGCTTTATTATTCCTGAAAGCATCTAAGTTACGAAACTGTGCTTTTGGCTCGCGAAAGTCGCCTTGCGGAAACCACTCCCGCTTATCTTGCATGACAACGATACCCGGCTTTACGTCTCTCACAATGAAATGGCAGTCAGTCATACCGCATGGCAGTCCGTACCCGCAGTGCGTATAACCGGCTTTCGCCAAGCCCGCAGTTATCTGCCAGCCTTCATCTGTCATATGATGCTGCATTGACGCAACACCCAGCACGGCACGACCTGCCATTTCTGGCTCCGGACAATAAGCAGGCGTCCTGAGTATAGGCGTTTGTTCGAGAGGCTTATTGCTGTCGATTATCTGCTGAATGGTGAGCGGTTGCATGGATGAGCCTGACGAAAACTTCTGAGATATTAGTACAGCCATTAACTGCGTCGTAAATAAGCAGTCGCTAAATCGCTAAACAGGATAGACAGGAAAGAGCACAGCAGCGTTTCAGCAGTCATTCTTTCAGCGATAAAGTATGCCGAAAGAAGCAGTAATACAGTTCCAATCACAGCACTAGCCAAAGCATACGTCCGATTCTTATTCATATTATTGGTCCTGAATGAGGAAGTGATCTGTACACGTTGTAGCACTCACCGGGGAATGATTTCGCATGAGCGTACCGCGTATCGCTTTCATTACTATTCCAGGGATTACCCATCGAAGACTCAATCCCGACATGTTGAGTTAATGAAGGGTTATGAATGAATTCTGACACACTACACTCAGCCAGAGCTCCCAGTACAGCACCGTCTAAAGCAACATTCCCTAACTGAGCATCATGACGGCGAGTGATAAATCTCCGGCTCGACAACAGCATTTCCACAACATGATGCCGGAACACTAAAGCTATAGCACCCCGACCGCGTTGATAACCACTCTTACCTCTGTATGCTTCCATCCATCCCGGCTGACGATCATGGATGATCTCTTCGTTTTCCATAAATGTCAATAGATTGATATATGAATTTTGAGGAATTTGAGAAAATAATATGTAGTCTTTCAGTCCCTTCACGCAACGAATATCGTCCTGAAAGACAGCGTAATACTCACTCCAGGGGTCAGCTGAATACATGTCCAGTAGTGTGCGATGCCAGTGAAATACAGTTCCCATTCGCGGGTACTGCTTAACTACAGCGAGTACCTGTTGCAACTTATCGTCATTCAACCTGACCGTGCAACTCTGATCATCTGACGCAAAACTGTGCCGAGACTTGATGCTCACATCAGGAACTAAATCACGAAAGCATTCCCATGACGACATAAGCGAACTGTCGCTAGCGTTCTGCTGTGGACTGTTTGACCGGCTGAACAGGCTATCCCGATCCAAGTATCCATCCACGTACAATGTTATCTTGTTAAACCCACCAGCAGCCAATGACAGTAATGAGGATTTAGTGTAAAATGGATTGTTTGCCCGATCCGGTATCGTTGTCATACCACAAGTCCAAGTGCCGGGGATGAAAGGCATCTGATTCTTTGGATTTGAATCCCCGCCGTTCCATTCATGCACAAGCTGTTTGAGCCTGTCAAAATGACCCAACGTATCAATAACACGACGGTGGCACAGATGATTAGCGTGATAACCGTACACTACGCCAGGGATACCAAGCTCGCTTATCTTCCGCTTGAATGCTGCTAACGTGCCGTCGTGGATACTGCCGACGAGTACACGCTCTGGCGGCACAGGCGGCTTAATATCTGCTTTCTGACCACCACTCAACCAGTTATTCACCCATTCACCAACAGCGTTAATTTTCTTCTGTCTTTCTTCACAGTTGCAGGGAGCACCCAGCCATCTGGAGTAGCGTTCCTTAGTGATGCCAAAGAATTCCAATCCTTTGGCAATCTTATCCCCCCAACCGTCCGGCTCATGAATCACCGTATTGTACGAGGTCTCTTCCAAGTCAATACCTGTGAACTCGCTGTATAACTTCCTGGCCAGCGTTACTTGACTTGACTGACATTGCAGTCGTCGTGTACCGTCAGCCGACATACTGCCGAAGTATAGTTCAAACCGGCCATCAACGAACCTGGCGAACTCTGCCCGCTGATCTTCTGCAATTTTACCTAGTGGTACGCGGTCGTTTGCTACGGCAGACATAGAGCACCTGACTGAGAGTTAAGCAACACCCGACGACAACTTCTGAGATAGGAATATATTGCGTTAGCTTACATGATCCGTGAGTTTAATCAACTGACATGCATCAAACTCTTCCCCCGGAAATATAGGCGACTGAGGATAGCGTTTTGTGTCTCGCACGTCAACATCGATTTTCTGCCAATGATTTCCCATCGAACTCTTGATGCCGGTGTGTTGTACCAGTGATGGATTATGACAGTACTCTTTCCAGCCAGCACGACGCATCGCTTCAACCACCCCGCCATCTAATGCTCGATATCGCAGTTCCGGGTTCCACAGACGTTTGAGCAAACTTGACTGTGACATCAAAGCCACTACAGCCTCGTTGCTAAACACCAAAGCAACGCCACCGTATCCATTCTGGTTAGTCTGTCTCCAGCCGTGCTCTAATTTGTTTGGCCATTTATCCTCATTGCCCATGAACGTGAATAGGTTACAGTATCCGTTTTGCGGATACGTGGAATTATCCAAGTAGCTCCGTAGGTTTTTACATAACACTATATCGTCCTGGAAAATTGCAAACCGCGTTGCATACGGATCGCGAATGTAAAGTTCGAGCAGTGTCAGCAGCCAGTGACCGTACGTGCGAATGTTAGATTCTCGAAAGACTGTTGGCAGCTTGTAATTACCGTACAGGTCGCTGTGCGGGCTGTCAACAAAGATGATTGGTGATCCGAATCCGGCTTTTACAAGAGAAGCCATTGTACGGTCAAATAAGTCTTTCCTGGACGGCACAGTCGTTATCGCGTACATCCATCTTGGCGGACCTATGTACTTTGGGAGTAAGCCTGATTCCCTGTCATTCCATTGAGATAAGTAATCCCGCATTTGATTCGCACTACTCTGCGGGGCACTTATTCGCCGCATCCCATCGCCGGTACGACTGCCCTTCACCGCTCCGGGTATATGCGTGTAAACCGATCGAAGTAATTCGTCGGCTTCATCGTCTTTCACTTTTCCACAGACAACGAGTTTACTCATAAGTCACACCGGGCCAATCAAGGACCATAATGGCGGATGTATCGCATGGTTGATTATTAACTGCCCTCTATACGGCCTGGAAGGGTCAGTGAATATAGGACCGATGGAAGTTGGGTAGCATCTGTGATTGACAGTATCGTATTCATTTCTTTCAATCGTCTGAGACGTACCCCGCATCTCTGCAAACAAAGCAAAAGCTGCGGAGCCTATCACAGGACCGTCAGCCGAATTCCGACAACCACGGAATTCTATCGAACGCTGTACGGTTATGAAGGCATTGAGTGGACCGCCAAACCTGATGCTAAGTTTCTTCGTCACTTTATGGTAGCATGTCACATTAGATCCGATATTCGAATCGTACACAGGGTACTCTGTTCCTGTAACAATAGATCCTTCCCAAAAGCATTTTCCTATCCGACCAACAAGCACAGCATCCACTTCTGCTTTAGTGACGGTGGCTTGTGGGATTAGTTCGTAATTCCAAAACACAAACGAAAAGTAAGGCGGTGCTACTAAGCAGTCGCTGCATGTGTCTGCCTTAAAACCCGGTCGAGCACAAACAATACAGTTCTTACTCTCATCGTCAACAAGAATTGTTTCCGCTTTTAACTGATTCGTACACAGTCCACGGAACCAATCATCGTCTTCGTTGCTCCAGTAATAGCATCCCATCATTCACATCCAGAAATAGCAACCTGTCCTGGAGAACCAGGAAAATCCGGTGCAACAGGGGAACACCCGACAGAACATTCATTGCTCGCCAGTACCCATATACCACTAAACTCATCCCATATCCAACTGGAGTAGCCAGTACATCCCGGAATGCTTCCTGTGCCTGTGGCTTGAGGGGCAACGCATACCGAACAGTTTTTATGATCAAAGGTGGTCGTTGAGTCTGAAGTGAGTTTGTTTCTGCATAGCCCGCTGAAATGCACGTCTTGTTGGGACCATGACACGCATCCATTCTCGCCTGTTACTTTATCAACAAATGCCGTGCCTACCTGAACTGGATGTACACAAACTTCACATGTCTCTGTCGTATTAGCTGCTTCTGCCATCAACTGATTCGTGCATAGTCGATTAAACTTAGTGTCAAAGTTTGACCAGGTGTAGCAACTCATGTCTAGCACCCTATGCAGTTAGTCGTCGCTTGCTGCCCTTCAAAGCTGCCGTCATAGTCCGGAAAGTCAGGAGTACCTAATCCTACACAGTTATTATTGACGATAGACCACGCCCCGCTTATCCATTCGAATGTCGTTGTTCCGCACGGGCTAGATGTGCCTGTCGGCAAGCAATCGTTATACCCAATCAGAATACCAGCGTCGTATCCTGCCTGATACCCTTCGCTGTATGAGTTATTCCAGGTTCCTGTGCCTGTAATAATTCCTGTGCCTGTACCTGTGCCGGTTTGAAGCGTGCCGACTTGCGAAGTTGATGTGCCTAGCGTTCCGCCAGCATTATTGCAGCCAACATACCAGCCACTAAAATACCCGTCAGCGTAGCCCGCAGCATATGCGGCGGTAGCGGGATCTTCAGGTATTGTGCCCGTGATGCATAGTTCCAGTTTCGTTTTACCGCCGGACGACTTGTAAAACGTCAGTGTACCGTCCATCGTAACTGTAGGTGTTACATCCTCGCCGTCCAGATTATACGCTACCAAATCATCCCCAACATCCAGCCGCCAGTAGCTCTGGCCGGACACCTTAGTTAGCGTGTAACTCCCGGCGGGAAGATGTATCGACCCATGCAACTGATTCTCAATCACATCAGATCCAAATCCGACTACCCACTGTGATGTTGTCTCCACGCCATCAACTACGATGTCACCATTATCCAGGCAACTACAACCACACCCGTCAGCAGCAGCAGCCCCGCCGCTACCACTTGGCGGTCGATACTCAGCACCGTACCGCTCAACAAATATTATGTCGCCCAGTGAAGCCGAGTAGTTAGTGTGCCGGTTCGTGACAGTAACAATATCTGCGTCAGAGTCTGCCTCTTCCATGTCAAGACTGTCGGACAGCACGCCTTGCTTGTATCGACGAATCCTGGCTGTAGTCTGTGTATAGCCTGTCAGATCCCCGGTAGCGGCCGCTAAATCTCCCAGCAGTCTAACGTAGTAGCCTTCATCTTCACGCTGCAACAACTTCGCATCGTCTGCCGGTCCAGGCTGAAACTTACCGCCGAGCACACGTTGATAGATAAGTGACGCATCCTCAAATCTATATACGCCTAATGGGTTACTCATGACATGCCTGACAATTTCTGAGAATGAAGTACAGTACGACTACGGAATAACCAAGCCGTTGGTGGATACGAACAAGTCAAGGTCCGCCAATTCCGGCAACTCAGGATCAATAATCGCAAAGTCAGTCAGCGGGTTCGCTGTTGGCAGTGTCGCGTAAGGATAGCCCAGACCGGCTGGCGTAAGTGGCCAGGGTGCTTTCGCGTTGTCACCACGAGAGTTGATAGCGATCGGCATATACGTCGGCAGCGACAGCACACCTATCATGACAAGCTGCATTGTATGCATCGACACACGGCGGTTAGCTTCACGCCAGTAGCCATGAACATTGCTTGCTCTATTGTCAATCAGGAAGACTGCTGTGAGAGTAATGAAGTGATGTGTCTCAGTTGCACCAGTTGGCGACTCACCACTCGACAGAGGGATGTTAACTGTGCGGTAGTTTTCAACCGCTGTGCAGGACTTCAACAATACATGCTTTGCTGCTTTACTGAAGCACGTATTATCATTCAGCTTGCCAACGTACGGTCTGATATCTGTGGCGTATGTAAAATTATCGTACTCAACATTCCATGTGAATGTATGTTGTTCAAGTTGAATCTCGGTACTGATGCCCTCAGTCAGCGGTAGTTTATTTGCGTGCCGCAGGATAGTGCCGTTCGCATGGTGGAACGTCGTGATGCTGACTGTTTCCTGACCGCCGCTCCAGGTAGGCGGTTCGTCCCACGGGTACTTTATGTTAGTAGCACCTGACAGTCGTTTCTTCTGTCCAGTCCTGCCTCTACCTTGATCCTCACCGGCCAGCGGCTGGTTTATCCACTGTGCTGTCTCATACGTCAGTTCTACGAGCCAGAATGGACGACCGGCTTTATCCGGACGAATGCCATCGCACGACTTTAGGATTAAGTCAGCCCGGCCAGGCCAATACGATCTGCCAATTGTAAATGTAGGCTCAGGTGTGATACCGCCATCGTAAGCCGGTAGCCCTGCTTGGACCGCCATTTCATCCTCAAAAGGGGATTCCATCTTGAGCAGCAGAGTCTTCGATAGGCGCTGTGATCCCCATTCAGCCGTAAAGCCTACATCATCATAAGGGAATCCGATAAACTCTTCGATTGGCATGGTGTCACAGTCCGTGCGTATGAATGACAGTAATACAGAATGACGATCTTACGGTACTACTCGGATAACACCGCCGTTAGCAATAGCATCCCTGATTCCCTGTAGCTCTAATTTCAGTTCAGTTAACTGACGGTTTGGCTTATCATTCCGCTGCTCGTTAACTTGCTGAAAGGCGTCTGCCTGAGCTTGAAAAGCATTTTGAACCAGAGCACCGTTAAACGGTACGGCTGCATCTTTCTGATCAAGAATATCCTGCTCAACTCGTGCCTGATTTGCCTTCAGGAATTCCATGTTCATTAGCTGATCAGCACCTAACTGAATCATTCCAGCAGCCCCAAGCATACCAGCAGCCAGCATACCATCACCCATCAACTGCTGCTGTTGCTTCTGTATCTCCAGCAACGCTTTCTGCCCTTCAGTTGCCTTAGCTTGAAACAGCAAATCTTCTTTCTGCTGATTTATCTTATCGAACAAGACACGCTGCTCCAGGGCTGCGTTAGCAGCTTCCTGCTCTTTCAGCTTAGCTCGCTTCTCTTCTAATACTATCATCTGATTAAGCAATTGTAACCGCTCTTGATCCTGCTTCGATAGTTCTTCACCCGTGCCTGTCAGTGTCTCTCTGATCTCTCTAAGACCTTCAAGATTACCTACCTGTGTCCAGTCTCCCATCGTGCCCGACGCGAACATATCTTCCAACGTATTTAGTGCTGTTAGGTCATTGTACCATTCATCACTCTGGAATAGAGAACCTGCATTCAGGATCTCATACATTTCACGCAACCCGGCAATAGCGTTTTCAGCATTGCCCAAGCGAGCATTATCACGGATGCTCGCCATCAATGCTTCCAGCCGCACAGCCGCCTGTACCTCATCTTCAGTACCGTGAACTTTAGTTGCCGCGATTTGTTTCTCAAGCTCGATGACGGAGTTCATTCCACCTAATTGATTCTGTAAGAATGCTTCGGCTTCGATGTTCGCTTTACGTTGAGCATCTGCAATCTCACGATCTTTTAATGCTTGAGCATTTTTCAGGCTGAATATCTCCTGATCAGCTTCTTTAACAGAGTCAATGCCGCGTAAGCGTGATGCAAACTGCTGATCACCTTGCATGATGTCACGAGCAATGTCAAACGACTTGAGTCCATGCGTAGCATCCTCAAGAGCTTCTGAGAGTGAACGTACATCTTTAGCAGCCGACTTCGCCCACGACCAGGCGGCTACTAAACCAATAGCAGCCACAGGCAGGCCGATAGACAAACGTAGGGTAGTCATTAAGCCGTCGTTGAGAATCCCTGATTCTCTGCCAGCTTGAGCCAGGCCGCGAACAACCATTGTCAAGTTGTTGGACGCACCAAGTAACGCACTGCGTACGTCACCAAACGCCATGCCCTGTATAAAGTCTTCAGCGGCGAATGATGCTTGTGCAAACACACCAGTCATCGCAGCAGCAGCACCGTTTTGCTGTTGCATCGCTCTGGTGTTAGCGATGAGTGCTTGCTGTTGACGGATAGTCTGTATTGTCAGATTGGTTGTTGCCCTGGCGGCTTGCTGATCACTCAGCATCGTCATATTCGTCTGACGATTTAATCTGTATCGCAGTTCAGTGATACGCTGAATTTGAGCAGCATATCGCTCTTGCAACGTCATGTTACGCTGAAGAATTGCATTAGCTTCTTGCTGGTCAGCATTATCCTGCCTCGTAGCCGCGTCGTATCCGGCTTGTTGCTGACGCATTCGGTTACGGTTAAAGTCAGTGTCCTGCTGGTTAATGTAAGGATCACCATACCGCATTCTGTACGAGGATTGATTGGAACGATAACGATCCAACACAGCCATCGCGTCAGCATGTTCTCGGGCCGCAATCTCTTCCAGACGATAACTTTGTTTAAGATCCTGATAGGCACGCTCACGTTTAGCTTCGGTCGTGTCTTGCTGACGGCGTTCCGCTTGAGCACGGACACGAGCAATCTCTCGCATGTTATCCGCGTTCATACGACCTTCACGCTCCTGACGACGCAGATCATCTTTGTACGCAATGAAGTCTGATGCCCGACTTGCATCTAACTGCTCAGCGGCACGCTCCTGATTCATTAGTCGGATACGAGCAATCTCCTGCATATTCTGCAAATTGATCGTAGACTGCCGTTCGAGTTCAGCAAAGTAATCTCTGAGACGGTTATAGTCATCTGACGAATCTGCCGCAACGGGCGGATTCAATGACTGCTGCATTTCTCTAATGCGGTTTATTTCACTGGTATTGCTCGTATCCCACGACTTCATCTTCTCGCTAATGCTGTACGACGCCATACCTTCAATCAATAACCGCTGAGCATTTATCTCCCTCATCTGCTCAGAACCAGCTTCTGACATGCCCTTCGTGAGTTCACGCTTCCAGTCTTTGACGGCACGAGTGATTCGACGCATACCAGTTTCTACTCCGGTAGCGTCGATTCCCATTCGCATTGCGATGTCATTGATGCTATCGCCCACGTTTTCCTATTCCTTTGATAGCACTGGCAATTGCCATGAATCCAGCACGTATTGACGACACTGGTTGGCGAACGATCTTAATCATTCGATACGTGTAGCCTTTAAGGACGGTCATGTCTTTAATAGCCCACGGTTCAAATTTACGATCTTTGCTGTTCGATATTCGAGCCAAGTGCATGGCATGAAGATCGTCATTCATGCCCCAACGATAGTGCTGCCAAAATAACTTATGCCTATTAAACTCCCGTATTGGCATTTCACCAATCTCGTACTCACTCTTTCCCCAACGGGAGCATAGGAACATCAGGAACCAGCAATCGTCGGTTGGCTCACCGAGTTTTTTAGTGATTCCTTGATCGGCCAGATTGTCTCTCTCAGAGCTTCCTGAATTTCTTCCAAGTCCACCACATTGATTGACTCATATAATTCAGCCATCATTCTGCTCAAATAATCCCGCTGAGTTACTGGCGGCATTGCCGGATCTACAACAACAGGTTCCTTGAACAGCACCATCATAGAGTTGATTGCTGTCGTCAACCGCATACTCGACTCAGGATTAAATGGGCAGTTATGCGGATCAACCGAGTTCAAATTGCGAGCCAGAATCGTGAAGTACGGGATGTTATCAACGTACAAACACGCCAGAATACGCATTGCGACAAATGATCCTTTTGGACCATGACCTTTATCGTCTTTCTCCAACACATCCATCGCATCACACAACGCTGTGACGGTGGCGGCTGACGGTTCACGAAGTTCCGCAGTCGGGCAGGAAGACATTACATGTACGTTTGAAGCACGGAATAACATATCACTGACTTTCTGAGAGTTGCTTTCGTACTGACGTTACTCAAATCACAAAATCTGATTCCCGTCAATACTTTCTGAGAGTTAAAGATATTAAAGTCTGACGGGAGTTAGTCACCTGACGAACACATCTTGCGTCCGTCTGCTCGTATCCATACGAGCAGTGCTCACTCCCGTCAGACAGTTCGCCCGGTAATTGGCAGAACTGGCATCAATGCACCGTGCTGGTGCCCTGACAGTAATAAAAGCCTGGCGTAACCAACATGCCCGTTGTGGTCAGGTAACACGCAGAGCGAGATTACGCCAGGCAGCCGGACTACGCCGCTGGAGCGATCACATCCATGCCGCTGATTTTGAACGTGATTTCAGCACACTGACGGGCAGTGTTGTCGTCGGCGAGCACTTCACCTTGAGGGACGAACTTATTACAGTGCCCTGTCAGCACAATAATTGGACCTGTCGCCTCGCCTGAATCCGCAGCCGGGAATTCTAAACGAATATCTCCAGTGCGGTTGTCCATGAAAATAGCGAGTTCACGACCGCCGTAGTCGTTATCCGGGTCCCAATCAACAACAAATGTGATCGATCCAAGATCGACGATTTTACCTGCCCGAAACTGACGAATGAGATTACCCCACCCGTCAAGACCAGTGTTAGAGCATGTTGTTTCCACATCACCCCGACTGAATCCAGTCCAGTTAGGACCAGATGTCACACAAATATAAACGTCAGAGGCTGCATCAACAGGATCTGGCGGTGCGGCTGATCCTGTCGGAACAGTCGTCTGTTCAAACCATTTGAAACGAATACGGGAAGCGTCGCGATTCGCCATAGTACAAAACTCCTAGCAAGTTGCTTTACCGGAAAATATCAGGATCAAAACTGTTTGATCCGGATTAGACTGGCCTTCTTTCAGCACTGCCGTCTCGTTCTTATCCATCAGTCTTAAATAGTTGATAAACACGGTTGTTGTTGGTACGAGGTACGATGTAAGTTGTGTCCTTACACCAGCAACCACCGGCTGAAGAGTATTGACGACTGATTCCATGAGAGTTTTCCGCTTCACTACATCGTGAGCTACGCATCCGATATCCAGAGTGAATGTGCCGACTTCTTTACTGCCATTCTCCTGCATTCCTTCAGATGAGTGTGCCAGCGATACAGCAGATGTATCAAAGTACACAAATCCATTAGGCGTTGATCTCATATCATACGACGGCACAAACTGAGATTTGCTGACAGGGATAGTGGAATTATTAACCGCTATGGTCAGCAGCTTCTGAATCCCTATGTCCAGGTCTAAACAAAGCATGGCAATTACAATTCCTGATGAGTCAGACTATACGCGAGCACTACCGCTAGAAACAGCGATCCGACAACATTCATTACTTCGTACATAATTGCGTCCTTTACTGCTCTGTCAGTACAATCCCAATAATTGACGAATCGTTGTCGTCTGACTGACATTATCCAGAATCTGAATCTGAATCTTCTTTCGATCTCCGAATGGGTCAGTCGCCTTCCCTTTTACCGCGTACACCGTCTGGAGTTCCGGTATTACGCATATCATTCCCTCTGTGATCGTCGATGCTAAGCGGGTCCAGGGGCCACGAATCAGCGTCATCTGCTCGCCTTGTATGCGTCCAGAGTCATTCACTTCCCGTGGTGCGTTCGCATCTTCTTTACTAAACAAGCCTTTGTAATGAAGTACAAATTCTTGTTCCAATTCACCGGCACTATTCGGATCACTACTCGGCGTGTAGAACAAACACCGCTTACGCCAGTTAGGAGCAGATCGACGACTTTTTATAATACGAGCCATACATCCAGCACCCAACAAAACTTCTGAAGATAGAACATACAGCAATCAATCTGACGTGTGAACTTGCGAAAATAATCCGCACTGTCGCTCCTATGGCTGAGCAGCTACGAATGCATCCTGTGACTTCTCACAGAGTTAAGTCGCCTGGAATCTTCAGTTTCTCCATAAGCTCCACGATCTTGGTATTCACAGCTACTGAGCTTTTGCTTGACCGCAGATTGATTGCTGTACATCCTATCTAAATGCCTCTTTGAACTTCCTGATGACTGTGGCTCGAAACAGAGCCATACACTGTTCTCTCGATGCTTCCAGAGCTTCCTCAACCAGATGATATCCCTCGACAGGCCCGGCTTTGTAGTGAGTAAACCCGAAGTTAGTCAGATGCCAGTAACGCGATGGTTTCCTCAGTGTGTCTCTCTTTGGGCGGCGGCGGTAAAAGGATCTGACTTCTTTCGGCTGATACCTTCTCTGGAACGGACTGCCGTTACGCCCAGGTCTTCTATTCTTAATCCCGAATGACACTTGACGGTACAGCGAAAGACTCTGGTACATCAACGGCTTCTGATCAACAATCGCCTCTCTGTACTTTCTGTTGACACCAACCATCCCGTAGAACTTGTTTGGATCTCGTTTCGACTGACCGAACTTTGTTGTGAGTGACCTAAGCGAAGCTCCTGAAGCCTGAGCAGCTTCTCTGGTCATACTCATTGTGACTGTCTTCAACGCATTCCTTGCCGGTCCCATTGCTGTGCGAATTGATTGACGGATAATGTGCTTCCGAACTTTGTTTAGCAGTCGCGGAAAGCCTGATGTGACTTCAGTTGGAACGTCGAATGTAACAACAAAGATTGGACGCATGAGTTATCACTACCCCCGACTAATAACACGCCAATCGTCCACGATGTATTGAATGGCTCGACGGTCATTCAATAAGTTATGATCTCGAAGCTGACAGTAACCGACCGGCAACTGAGTTTCATCACTGCCGCGATACTCAAATAAATGGTACGCCAGAACAGTCAATGCCTGAATCGTGGACTTAGGAACAGCCGCGTACGAAGCGTATCCTGTGTAGTACGACAACGTAATCGGATATGGTTGATCTGTGTCAACGGATGACAGTAATGCAGTCCAGTCAGTACACCACAGCTTAGACGGTTCATGAGCATAAATCGTATAGTCGCCCGCACTCACAGTCGCTGTTGTTGCGTCATCCTTCACGTACGAGAATGATTCCAATGCTGTTACTCTGCCGAACGGCATCACAAACACACGATCACAGTGAGCGAATGCATAGACCGGCAGACTCAATGTCACTTTCTTACGAAGAATGAATCGCCACTGCTCTTTCTCGCAGATTTGAATGCAGCGGTGTAGTAGAGCAGTTACGTTAACAGGCAAATCCGAATCTGGTGTCTCAACGTCAAAGCCCAGGTTAACCTTGACGGCATTGAGAAACTCACTCGTAACGATATCCGTTACGGCGGCTTCTGTTGCTAAGTCAAGGTACATTGGCATTGGAGTTACCGGGGAACAGCGAGTAGAGAATAGGGAGTAGTCGGACAATTACTCTGGCAAGCCGCTTATCAGCCAAACTCTCAGGTAAAAACTGATAAGCGGTGTCAGATGCCAGTCAGTGCAAGCACTCTACAGGCAAGTGAATCAACTGCTGCTCTGCCCAGGAGACAGCAGCGACAGAACTAGCATAACAGCGGGGTACACATCTGACTCAGTTGCATCAAGTGCGACTAACTCAGTTCAATACTACCTTACGCTGTAGTTCCAGTTCCAGTTGGTGTCAAGTCGCCACGCTGCCAGAGTGGTTCAACCACCACAGCAGCTTTGACAGTATTAGTATTCGTTCCGGTCAGACGAACGCAGACTGACAGGAATGCTGCTCCCGCCTGATCTTCAGCGTACGATACCTCTTCGCTGTCGCACTCGACTGAACAGTCAGTCGTGCCAAGACCGGCAAACGTACAGGTTTTGATGACCGTATGCGTGCCATCACCAGCCGCTGTCGTATTGCCAGTGATTGTAACAGTGAGTGTTCCGGTGAGCGTCATTCCGGACAGAACAGCCATCAACTTGCTGAACTTTTCCGTACAGACATAATGAGTGCCAATCGAGCCATTCATCGTCAAAGTTCCAAGAGCTTTGACGAGATATCTGCTCGACAGATGAGTGAACTTCTGTGCAACCATAGGAACCAATCCTTGAAAATTTCTGAGGTAAGAATCAACGCGGCGGTCTAAATGATAGTGCCAGCATGAGATAGTGAAAATGGTGTGAGCGGGACTCGTGTTAGGTAAAGGTGTGAAGAAAACCTAATTTAAGTCCCACTCACATTTCGCAGTCAGACGACAGTAATGAGAAAAGTGAGAGTAAGACAGCTTTAGAGTGTGAATAGAAAAATGTCTGCATTCTCACTTACACGCATCAAGTAAGCAGCTTAACGAAAGGTAACAACGAATTCAAAACCTACTCGTCAAGCTGCTTGTGTACTTACGTTGCAGCCGTCTTGCTCAGCACGACGAATGGAGACAGCGTCAGGCCAGCTTTGACAGGCTGGAGTGTTGACTTCCACCACGGACGTGCATCGTCAAACGATGTGAACAGGAAGACCTCTTCACGTTCCAGAAATCGCACATGGATGGATCGTGTGATAGTTCCCGTACCGCGTTCCCCGAACAGCATCTGTGACGGATTGACGCAAGCAAAGAAGTTGTCATTCCATTCAGAGATCGTCGATCCGTCCTGCCCGACAGTAATGCCATTCATGTACTCGGTCCAGATGACTGGACGACCGAGAATCATGTCAGGCTTACCCGCACCGTCGCCGGGAGTGAAGATTTTGACCACACCAGCGTTGTTCGGCGACTCAATGCAGAGCGTAGCGATCCAGACGTACAAGTCGAGCGATGCCAGCCAGTAACCGCCAGTCTCGTAACCCCAACAACGCTGACGCATCATCAATACGTTCATGCCGTTGAGAATCTGCGTTGCTGGCTGAGTGCCGACAGCTTGTCGCAAGACGGTTATAAGTGCTGGATTCGTGGAATGCAGCATACCGAGCGGACGACCGATGCCGTTACCGTTTATCAGTTCATTCATCCGGAACGACTTCTGTTCAGTACGCAGTCCATTATCAATCAGAGCAGCAATCGACGTTGGCGAGTCGGCCATCAACTGATTCGTGACCGCTGCGGCTCCGTTGATTTCGTGAGCTTTCAGCGAAACAACTTCGAATTCCGATTTGCTCAGCGTCGGTGCTGCTGTTTCCTTGCCGCGATAGACACGGAATCCACCCGTGACAGACGACCGATGATCTTTGTCCACACGAGCAATGATGTCAATGATTGGCGTTGTCATCGGAACGCGAGTCATCTTGCTCGACAACACGTCCGTTTCGGCATCAATCTGCATAACGCCGTCAAGGAATCCACGAGGAACCATCACACCGGCTGATTCCCAGTTCGCTTTGCTGAATTCGTCGGTGCCGACAGCATCCATCACCAGCCGCTGCATCCGGGGATCAGTGTTGTCCGGATTGCCTTTGAACTTGTACATGTTCACGACAGCGGACAGGTAATCCCGCTGAGTGGCGAATCCGTACTTTTCCTTGTCGTCTTCCCATCGCGGGCGGGTAGTAATCGGGCCAGATCCGTCGAACATCAGACCGCCACCCAAGTTGACAACCTGGTTGGCTCGCAGCAACATCTGCTGCTTACGCAGCTTAATGCCTTGCGGTGTTCTCGCCCAAGCGTTCATGACAGCTTCCAGCCGATCAACAGCATCGCCGTATTGAGTCGTTTCGTCAGCCGTCAGCTTGTCGACTTTCGCTTCGAAAGCATCCGTAACGGTGATCAGCCGAGTTCTTTCGTCGGTCAACTGATTCATAGTCAGTGTACCAATATCAGCATTCTTGACTTCAGTGTCGTTGAGAACCATCCCAACAAGGCACGTAGCCCAATGAATGAAAGGAAGACGCATATAAAACTCCACAGGAATTTGATTGAAAGATTCGCAAACCAGGATTTTGCTTATATGCGTTGCCGTCAGCAATACCCAGCAGTGCCTTCAAGGCACTAAATTCATACAACATCGCGAATATTAGCAGAAGTCGTCGTACTCTGTCAAGCGAAAAATAAGAGAAATTTTAGGCCAAAAAATAGGGCTTAAATCACTCGTCCATCCCGACTGCCTTACATGCCGCTGCATGTACAGCATTGCCGTCAGGAAGCGATCTTAACGCTCGCATACGACGATTGAAATAATCCCCGCTATCACCTTGAAACAAAGGATCACCGATAGCAGTGAATCGCCACCGACGCAGCATCTCCACGTAAGGCATAGCGTCAATCTGTGCTATCAATTCATCTGACAAAACCATAAGTCACCTGAGAGTTTCTGAGTTAGAAGGTAATGATGGATGACAGTAATCAAATCTGCTTACGAGCCAGCAACTTAGCCCGGCGAGCACGAATATCGTTAAGATTATGCACGGCTGACGGTATCACAGTCTTAGCCAGGGCTTCAGCCGGGATGTTCAGGCAGTTGAGTACATCCGTCTTAGGCGTGCCGTTGCGTACCGTGTGACAGATGCCTTTCTGTACTGTCTCGTCAGCCGACAGATATGTTGTCGCATCCATCATTGCATCCACTTCCGTCTCGCTCATATTCGTGCGAGACGTGAAGATGTTCCGGATTGCTGACTTGTGGGCAGTCCAGCGATTTGTTACATCCTGGATTGCTTGTAGCGACCCAATCTCTTCGAGCATGTACGGGTTATGTGCCATGAACAAAGCGTTCTGGCAAATCTCCCGGTGATCAGCAGCAAGAGTCAGCCATCCGGCTGTACTCATAGCGTAGCCGTCAATGATTGCAGTGACGTTGCCGTGTTCACGCAATGCGTTGTAAATAGCAAGACCGGCTGATACTTCTCCACCGGCTGAGTTTACACGCATCGTCAGTTGCTTTGGAGCGTCTTTTAGGAAGTTCATCACATTCGCAGGCGTGATCCATTCACCCTTCGAGCTGTTCACAGGCATGATTTGATCATAAATCAGCAACTGCCTGTCAGCATCGAATCCAACATTAGTTACCAGAACACGACCATCCATCAAAGGCTTACTGTTCAGGACGTACGATTGCATTTGAAAGCTCCATTGGAAAGTTCTGAGAGGAAAGCCATACAGACACAAGGTTAGTGATGGCGTCAACAGGTTTGCCGTCATTCACAGACGGATCAGCGTTAAACTGAGAGTTATTGGTTGCGGATGATGTGGTGATCAGGCCGCACCAGGGTGTCAATTGAGAGTTAAGCATGTGAGCGAACTTACCACCCGGAGCATAGAACTCATCTACTGCTCGCTTCATGTTCAAAGCATGAACAGCATCGGCAAGCGGTCTGTTATTGACGACTCTTGATGTGCGTTTCTGTTCAAGCACGCGAGTCTCGTATTCTCGAAGACCGTTAATCACATTGCCAAAAGCTGCCCGCATTTTCTTTTCGTTATCAGCTATCCGCTCAGAATGCTTCTTACGCTCAACTTCAGTCTCAGCGTTAACATTTTGCTCACGCCAGGCATTAAAGAATCTGGTTGCCAGGTTACGGATACGCTTATCGAGATGCTTGTTAGACGGAGCTTGATTCATCTTGCCTGACGGCGGTTTAGACTGAGCAGCAGCGGCTTTATCGGCCACTGCCTTGTGTTCTTCGGCAGACACCATTCCGTCAAGTGTCTGCTGAGATTGTTGAATGTTTTTCTCAGCCTGTTCGATGCCTTTCTCGGCAGCCTCATTTGCAAGCTCAGCACCTTTCTCAAGGTGCAGTGAGTGCTCGACGGTCATTAGATTGACCGGAACGTAACGAGGATTTGCAGCAGCATCGCCGGGATTAAACCCAAGACCTAAAACTGCTCGCAATTCTGTGCGATCAAATGTGCCAATTTCGAACAGCTTACGCAATGAGTCCGCCATCTTATCCAAAACACAGCGGTACAGATAGATCGTCTCGTACTCGAATGCGTAGAGCATGTGCGACGGTAACGGAAGTATCTCAGTCCGGAATTGGCTACAAATACGAGCGATGAATGGGCCTAAGCCTGTCTGAATAAACAAAGCAATTGCATCCGACAAGTCAACATCACCGGCATCTGTACCCATGTACGAATGCAGTAACGCTGGCGGGATATTGAAAGCACGAGCTATATCCTCAACACTGAATGCCCGTGACTCGATGAACTGAAGATGCTGGAATGGCAGACCGACTGTTACAGGCTTTAGATTCTGCTCCAGAATGCGAGACTTAAAGATATCGTCCAACGGAGCTTCAGGATCTGTCTCAAATAGTTTCTCCATTCGAGCCAGCACGTCAGGTGCAAGCCGATGCTCAGTAGAAAGGAATATCTGCGTAGAAATCCCTTTCTCGTAGAACGCAATACCACACTTCTCGGCTGCTCGATACATTCTCATCGAGTTCTGACCGTTGAAGATAAATCCTTCACCACAGTGAAACTGTGCGTTAAGCACCTTGCCGCGAAAGTGAACAACCATATCCTTAGGCAATACCATATGCTGATGTTTATCATCGCGAGTCGTATCGCCTGTATCAATGTAATACAGCAACTGACCTTGCTCAGCTTTCAAGCCGTTACTCATCTGCTCCCCGCCTTGAGCTTTGCGGATATTACCTCTCGAAACTCTGGACGGATGGATATAATACAGGCGTCCTGTACGTCCCATACCGTCAAATTCTCGCATGAAGTAGCAATTACCGTCCATCAGTACGTCAAAGATTATGAGCATGAATGCATCATCTGACTGTAGCTCCGGATGAAAGTAATGCGAGAATAAGCGTGATGCTGGATGATCGGTTGTGAGAACGATCTTTGTCTTTGCTTGTGTGCCTGACTCGACAGCGTACATCTTACGCGGACATATCATCATCATGCCGGTGTAAATATCAATAGCACATCGGACAGCAGCGAGTTTAAGGGAGTTGCTTGCCTGTGACGAATTCAACTGCTCAGAGTTAATAATACCGTACACGTCAGTCCAGGTCAGAGCACCGGCATTATGCACAGCACCTGGCGTAACAGCTTTCGACGACGAAACAGCGTTGATCACAGACAGCATCGCATTACGTGATTCTGCTGCCGACGTGTAACCAAGTTTAGCCATGATCCGGTCGAACATCCTTCAGACCCCTTATCTCAGTAATCGTTTCCATTTCCGGATACATCCAGGCACCAATTGCCATCATTACAGCTACGATGCCATCGATCTTATGTGCCGATTTTCCTTTATCAGGCCGCTGCTTACCGTCACGACTCAAACTAATTACGACATTGTTGGCCATCCACTCAAATACAGGACCGCCGCCGTGAAACAGCATGTGGTCTAACGCCAGTGATTCAATCTTTTTACACGGCTCATTCATCCCCGCGAAACTCTGAGGATACACCCGGCAAGGATAACCGTACTCTTTCAGAGTTTTATAAACATGATGAGCATTCCAATTATCAAATACGACCTCACGACAATTTCTGAAGTAAGTAAGCAGGCCAGGATACTCTGACGTGCCGACTATTGCGTCCAGTACAGCACTCTCATCAACACTGTCTTTCTCGGTTGCATTGATCAGCCCGGCCTGATACCACATGTCGTACGGCAGTCCCTGCTCATGTGACCTTTCATATATCGATTTAGCAGGACACCACCCAAGATGCAGTATAACACACTGTCGCGGAAACCACAAGCCAATTGAAGCAATGTCATTGACAGATGCATTGTCGTACGCCAGGTAGCATTCTTCGTCTTTCAATGTCTGACAAGTGTGGATGAACCACGTCCAATACCGTCCCCATTTCTGAATGTAAAGATCAACGGCTTTGGATATCTCGAACTTAGGGTCTGAGACGATTGTGAACCAATTAGGATGCTCAGCCATCCATTCTTTAATCTGCGGCACTGTCAGCAGTGTGAGTGACTCGTCAGCGTTGCCGTGTCTCCAGACGTGTGGCGGTATCCAGGACGTTTCTGTACGGGTCTTGATGTTGAAGTGAAGTCGCAGCAGTCGGTTTAACTCAACCGGATTATTAGTTGCGTTGCGGACCAGGTTTTCAAAGTAGTCTTCATTGACGGATACTCCGAAGCATGGATTAGTCCGCTTCCACACTTCAGGATCGGTGTAATCGTCTTCCAGAGTTGCTTCGTATATCACCGGCAAGTAAGTTGGCTCAAGCTGTTTACCTGTGGCAATCGATTCTGCTTTGTCTCTCATATTGTTGCACGGCGACAGTCGGTCGTAATCTGCCGTCGTCGTGTACACTGTCAGCGGTTGTGCTCGTGCTCCTGTGCCCGTCAGTAACACGTCAAGTAATTCGCTGTTTGGGTGAGCGTGTACTTCGTCGGCGTAAATGAATGACGGCGATAGACCGTGCTTTGTGTCAGCGATGCTCGATAGCACTTTGAATACTGCACCGTCAATATGCTCGAATGATCTCGTTGACCGATGCACACGACACTGACGAAGTTTATTAAGAAGCCGTGGATTTGTCTCCAGCATGTAAATGGTATGACGGAAGTTCAGGGATGCTTGTTCAATGTCAGCAGCAGCGGCATACAACTGACCGCGTTTTTCTGTATCGCAGTAGAACATGTACAAAGTCAGGATCGACCCGAACGCTACAGTCTTGCCGTTTTTTCGCGGGACGTAAATGAAGCATTCACGATACCGGCGACGGTTATTAGTCTCTCTCTTCCAACAGAACAGATTCGCGTAAACAGCACACTGCCAAAGCTCAGGAACGAATGGCTTGCCCGTCAAAACACCTTCAGGAAAGCAGCACTCATTGAGAACAAACGAAATGAATCGACTCCATTCTGCCGTATCGAAGTAGTAACCTTCTGCCGTCAGGAATGGATCATAGATCGGGTTGTACCGCAGCAAATCAACAATTGAGACAGCTTCAAACTGGTAGCCGACCATTGAGCCACGGTCGTAAATTGGTCGTGGCACTTCCAAAGTCTTCGGACCTCTGATGTAGTCCGATTCCTTTATGAGTGTCTTACCAAGTTGTGGTTGTGGCTTTTCCGGTGTCCATAGCATAGGAGTACACGGCAGCTTGACGTTCGCAGTCAAGCCGAATTGGAGAGTTTAGGTGACAGATCCGGACGACAGTAATGAATGTACGCCGCTCTGTCAATACAGCGTATAGAAATTATTAAAATCTCAATCCGAATGCTGATTAGAACACAAATGAAATCTCTTCGGAATGGAAGCTCTTTACACTCGTTCCCGGTCCACTCCAGGACAATGTCAGGATGCCGCAGTACCGATATTGGGCGAGTCCCTTTGAAGTTTCTGAGGCAGAAATCTGTATGCGAGCGTACGGTGTGCCTGCTGGCGTTGCCGATCCGGCTGGATTGACGATCGTTGCTGTGCCGGATATGACGCGAGCAGGATCTGTCTCGTTAATACGCCGTATCACAAACGTTGCTGCCGCGTCATCTATGTCGCGAGTCCCAACTACCTCTAACGGATTACCGGCAGTGTCAACCAGCGGCACTTCAATATCCTGACCGTCAGATTGCTGGTAGGAGTCGCCAATCACAAGCTGTGATGGGAACCCAACCAAGCTGCCAGGAGTCAGCACAGCACCAGCAAACAGACTGGTAATGCTTCCCGCCGAACCAATCTTGTCCGTCTTAGGAGCGATCCGATCCTCAAGTATATCCAGTACCGCTTGCGACGTAGCTTGCTCTGCATCGCCGTAACCGGGGTACAAATCAAGCACTAACGTTCCACCAACAGCCAGCCAGCCGGTACGCCTGATATTGGTTCTGCTTTCTGCTGCTCCTACATAGGCAGCCACGGATGAAATCTCTGCAACGGCTTCAGCGACAGTAGCCTTAAACATTCCTGTCGTACCGTCTTCAACCAATGCGTCACCGCCAGCGTTGAGCAATGTAGCGTCGGATACAGCACGGATAAAAACAAACAAACCTGTGATTCCGGACAGTTCCGGCATGTGCCAACGAATAATAGCCATCGTGTCTTCCTGGGTTACGGTCTGAACCAAAGATGCGGTAGAAGGTCTGACCCGCTGCCTGCTGTTAAAGAACCCGCAGACGGCGGAAGTGTAGTGCCAGATCCTGACTCATACCAGTGATGAATAGGCACCCCGTTTGTTGCCGTCCATCCCAAGTATTTATCCATGATTAGACGACCAGTACCCGACGTGGAATGAGTCTGCATCGTCGCATTTGTGCTGGAGATAAACGCAAGGAAGTAAGCACCTGCGGCCACTGCCTGACTGACAGCCATTTCATAGTCAGTCCCAACACCTGTGGTTGTACCGAAGTCGTATAGCAGAGAACTTGGCTGTCCGCCGACGTTTGAATAAAGACCATACCGCACTGTTCCGCCGCCGGTAACCATTATCGAACCAACTTTAGCAAACGTCACATCTGACCAAATGACGCACGGCAAATAGTAAACGCGATTTGCTACCAGAGCACCGGAAGAAAGCACTCCACCGTTATAGCACGGGTAGTAGGCGTTGGCCCGATACCCAAAAGATGGAGCGTTAGTACCATTAGTGCCGTTGGTGCCATTATCGCCAGCGGGGCCTATTAACGAAACGCCTGCACCCCACTCGCCTGCTGTTTTAGGCCCGTACAAAACACTAGTTGTTGTCCGGATATAGAAATCGCCGTTAACGCCTTCTGTTGTGGGGACTGCTATACCGCTGAGAACAGAAAACCCATTAGTGCCGTCAATACCGTCAGTACCGTCAGTACCGTCAGTACCGTCAGTACCATTAGTGCCAGCAGTTCCGCCGATTGTAAGACTGTCTGTATCAGCGTCCCATGCTAATGTTATTCCACCGTCAGCGATGATCTCAATGTTCTGACCAGCACCATCAGTGCTTTCTGCATTACCAACCAATCGATGACTCTCGACGCCAAGTAATAGTCCGACGTTAGGTGTTATCATTGAACCACCCATGTTCATTGTCCTTTTCAGTTTGACGACGGAGTGTACCAGTCAACAACGATGGCACAACAAATTTCTGAGGTAGAAAAGTATGGCGGATTTTGGGTGTTTTGATTACAGCGATTACGCCGTAAAGACAGCTTGCAGCGTGGTTACTTACGACGCTTCTGTTTAACTATTTTCACCGCTTCCTTGAGCGACGCTACCGCTGACTCAATCAGCGGGGATATCTGCTGCTCTGGATTTTGTTCAGCAAGGCACGCATCCAATGCTTCCATTGCTGCTTCAAGTCCTGAAAACTCAATTGCCTGCTGTACAAACGCGAGTTTTTCCGCGACAGCTTCAATCTCGGCTTGACACGGTACAGGTGCTGGTGGCGGGGGTGACGGCATTTAGTATGACCTTTCAAATTTAATTGTTGGGGTACGATGCAAAGTAACTTCAATGTTTCCTTGCTTAACAGTCAGTCCCGGTACGGTTTTACCGGGATAAGGTGCTTTCGGTGTGCTGTCGGAAATTGACACAGCACTTAGAGGTACTCCGTGCTCTTTTGCCAGAGTCAGTTTTGCTTCATGCAGATCGGCAAACATGGCCAGCATCGACGACGCTACGGCTGATCCGACGAATAACATCATAGCCGTTACGCTCGTTCTGCTGGCGACAACACTGCTCGTTGTGCCGTGATTCGCTTGTATGTGGCCAATAGCCAAGTAAATGTAAGTAATTGCTATCAGCCCTGCAACAATCGCTCCTAACCAGCAGACTGTTATTTCACCCACAAGCATTTTAGTGTCCATTAGCGTGATACTCCTAACCAGATGAAAACAGAACTCAGCACTATCCCGGCAATAGCCCACACTTTAGCACCGGCTATCCCTAAGTCAACTCCATTGAGTAGAGACTTTAGGGCGAAAAATGTAACAGCAAGTGACAGCAGGATACCAATTATCAGCAGTGCTGCCATCAGCATCACACCGTATCGCCCTCGAAAGTCAGCTTGAAACTGCATATTCTTTGGGTTGAATTTCAGCGACTGTGTATCTTTTACGTCTTGCTTACCCTGTACTTCGTCGCTGTCGGCATCTGTATTTGAGTCTTTTGATTCGACTTTCTGAGAAGTCTGTTTTTCCTGCTTCCGCAATGCCATGTTACCAATCCTATCGCTTCTGTAAGTCAAGACCAGGCATAAAAAGAGGCTTCGGCCCCCGGCATAAAAAGGACTTGACTTTAACAGTTTCCCAAGCTGCTACTTACTACTTAGTGACATGCCTGTGAGAGTCAGTGCAAGTAATCAGATTCTGATGACGTGCAAGAGAGAGAGATCATTGTACGGCAATCGTATTACGTCACATAACTCTATTATTCATAACTCGTCGCATTATGCCCTCTCTATCTCCCACTGTAAAGATGTGAGAGTAATTAACTCTCGGGGAGATAAGAAAACACAAGCAAGTGATAACTCGCCGGTGTGAAATGCTGAACCACTTTGTTTCAACTAGCACGGTTCACAGGTCCACACTCCTGCCTCTCACTAGCGGGGGACTTGATTCAGTCAGGGCACCCCGTAGCCGATGAGATACGTCTCGGCAAACAACTGTACATCCGTTAATTGTAAGCTATCCGCACGGATCTTGCAATAGTGGAAAACATTGGAGTTTCATTTTGATTACTGAACAGCCATTCAGTAGTCTCAATAATTTCTAAAATTCCTGATTGACAGAGATTCGCAACGTTGATACAGTTACAGGTCGGGTTCAGGTAACATATCCATCAGTCAGGAGAATTGGAAATGATCACATTGAAAGTTACGGACACTCAAGCTGCTGTACTGCTCAGGTGCTTGACGCACGGTGAGAACGCTGTTAGTTCAAACGAAACAAAGAATGGTGTGGCTCATATATTAGAGTGCGAAATTGGACGCATGAGAAAGCAGATTACGAATCAACTCAGTGAGACACTTATTAAATGTGCGGCTGACGAGTATGTAGACAGCAATTAATTAGATCTCTTAGCGGGTAATAGCCGCGTAACACTTCTGAGGAATGAAATATGGCAGATCAATTGATCGGTGGTAATGGCAGGCGGTCAGGTAGGACTACTGTGATGCTTCAGGAAGTCGTCAGAGCGATTATGGATGGGCAACCAAAGTTGGTTGTTGTTGCTCACAGTCAGGCGTACGCCAATGTTTTGATGGACGAGTTACATCAGATGCTGCTGAATCGTGGAATTGATAATGCCACTAAGGTGGTAGTAGTGAATCACAGTGCGTCAGTGATGTCTTTGTACGGCGGTGAGCAGATAGTTAGATTCATGTCCGCTCGATTCTTCTGGCACTGGATACGTGGTCGTCGTGGTTGGGGTGAGTTTTGGGATCATTACGCAGAGGGAGAAGAATAGTGACTGAGAGATACGTAACAATCGTCTGCCCTGAGTGTGCCGGTAAGAAATGGCTGCCTTTGTTCAATCCGTTCACAGGTCAATACGATTCATTCCAATGTACGTGTTGCTGCGGTAGTGGTGTGATCACTGGCATCCATGTTCCGGATGTTGTTATTCCGGAACTGACAATGGTTCCTTCATCTGAACTCAATCAAGAGAAAGTGTAATGGTTAGTGTCATTCGTAAACCTCGTGTGAAAGCTAAGCCTGCGGCTGAGAGAGAGTCTACAGAGCACCGCTGTAATTCTAAGAGTGTGCTGTTGAGTATTAGTTGCAGTCAGGCGTTTGCAGAGCTTCTCGAACAGAAGTTAGCAGAAGCTCAGGTCGAAAACCCGAAGAAAAGCAGATCAGCAGTTGTTGTTGATGCCTGCTCAATTGCATGGAATGATGTGAGTATTCGGAGTCATAAACCCGGTAGACCAGTCAACTAACAATTTCTGAGGAAGAAACAATGGACTTATTTCGCGTAGAGCGTCTCTTGATGCATTTGGATCAATTAGCACTTGATGTGCTTCAAGAGTTGCGGACAATCAAGGAGCACTTGAAAGGTGAGAGTCTTGATGGTCATCCGGCAACAGAGGTTCACATCGATGAGTTAATACCTACCGGAGCACAGCCTATGGCTGCCGAGCAGATGGATACCACGTACCCTGGGTATGATGAGAAGCCGCAGATTGAACCTCATACTGTACTGTACGTGAATGATAATCGCATTGGCATCGTTAAGGATGTACAATTCCGCAGACCTGTACAGGCAGTGCCGGGAATATGCGGCGTTTACGGTAGACAGTTTATGCCATCATCTGAGGCAGGGATATTTGTTACGCTCGATAAGAAGGCTAGCGTGACTGACTGCTTAGATTACTGCCCTATCTGTGGACAAGTGCCGACACAGCCGTCGCCCGACAATGCTGATGTTGCATCTCCAAACGTACCTGATCGTTTGCCGCACAGAGTAGGATGGTATGAAGTAACGTACGCTAAGATGCAAACTGTAAACATTACAGCAGCTTACTGGGATGGGAATATGTTAAAGTCGCATCGCGATGGATTAACTCCGTGGGAAGTGAGCGGTATTCGGTCGTACCGCTTTCTCGGCGACTGATCCTACGACCGAAAGTAAGTAATACCTCTCATACCTTCCGGTCGATCATCTTCGAACCGCTCACCAGCAACAGGGATTGATCCTTCAGGGGCAATAATGAATACAATGTCCCTGGGGGTCATTCCCAGTTTCTCCATCAGCTTCAACTGAATCGTCTGCTGTGTATTCAGGATCTTCAGCCAGGGACTCGGACTGACACCAACCAGATACTTGTTGCCGTCCCTGTCAGTATCATAGATCATGATGAGTTCTCCATTACCATCATCACTCTCTCTTGCTGCTTTATCGATCTCCTGGCGGCACTTGTGCATCAAACAAGTTACCTCGACCAGTTCTGAGATGAGAATAGCATACGAGGGACTTAATACTCTACGCTTCTCAAAATCGGCCAGGATGAATGTCCAGAGTTGCATCATTTGCTTGTCTCTGGCTATCCGTTCAGGGATTGGAATCTGACTGATTGTACACGTACCGTCAGCAGTTTCAATCTCTTTCTCCGGCCCAATGAGCTTGAAATACATCGGCTTACGCTGAATTTTGCGTCTTGGCTTCGTCAATTTGGGTTTGGTTGATTTAGGTGGTGCCATAGGTGATTCTCCTGAGAGTGTGGTAGGTATGGCATCATTTGACACAATCAGCAGGTGATTTGTCAAGCGTAAATGTCATAACCAGTAAAAATGCATATGTGAGGGTAAAAAATGCGTAACGTTCCGGCGTGGGTACGGAGCCGCTACTCATAATAGGATCACCCCCTATCCCCTTCGATCGACCTACGATCCATCGATGACGGGGGAGCGTAGTGTTGATGGGGATGAGTGATTGGGAGAGTAGCCGAGTGATATGGCGAGTCGTTGTCAGGCAAGAGCGAGTAGCCTGGATCTCAGCCAATCAGAGAAATGTTATGACAGTTATTGACTCATCCTGTCGATCTGGTACGATGCCTGAAAAAACTCTCAACTCGGGCATCCGGCCAATTCGGCCAATTCAATAACTCTTTGGAGCACAGTAATGTCGATCAAGCGAGAATCGTTGCCGGTCACGATGCAAGGCGAATTCGGCCTAGCTGCCTTCCCAGGCAGGGTATTCGTAGTGAATGAACAGGCATCATGGGACGACCAGATTGTCGTGGATGTAGTGAAGGATGGAAAACGTATGAATTTTGGCCGTGAGTCACTTTCAGCATTAGTGCATCTCATTCGGCCAATTGTCGCGAAGTAGCATTAACGTGTTCTTTCAATTCTCACTCAGGAGCTAATTCAATGGTCAGTGTCAGCAAGGTAAAGAGTATTGCCAGCGATTGTAAGAAGACTCATCGCTGGGCAAGTGTCCGCAGCGATGTGATTCCAGGGACGTACGTTACGTTCCGAATCGTCGGTATCGGTCGGAAGTATGCTCGGTTAATGAGTAACAGTGGCACAATCTGGAATCACCCTATCGGTGAGATCAATCGAGTATGGTAATTGTTTGGCGTCTCAGTGTTTTCTTAATTCTCACTCAGGAGTGTCTAGTTATGTCAAAACGTGGTCAATTAGTTAAAGGGGTCGCTACATCGATCAGAGAGAATGCCGAACGGTATACAGTTGTTCGATATCATCAAACGGATGTGGTGGTATTCAATCCGTTCGAAATCATTCTCGACTCTGGCGGATGGCGTACCGCCACAACAAAAAAAAGAATGAATCAGGCAGCACAGGAATTCCGTTTAGGGTTTTCAGTCTTCCAGCGTTCAGGCAAATGGATCGTTGAATTCAACGGTATTGAATCGGAATTCATGGACGGTATGCGTTTGATCCGCAAGGAACGTCCGGCAGTATAATTTAATGAGAGACTCAGCTTTTAGTGTTTATCTTCTCAATTCTCAGTCAGGAGTTTAGTACCATGAAATTGTCAACAGTTCAGAAACGGGCAAAAGCTTATTGCGATCTTATCAACCGATTTGGTAAGACAACAATCAATGTCGAATGGAAGAAATCTGCAATGTATGGTTTGAATCCTGTCATCAAGTCTAATGATGGCAAGTGTACGTCAGTCAGTGGATGTGGGTATGATAAACTCAGTCAGGCATTAGCTGATGTATTATGCTTTCTGATGCCTGTCGATTCTAATGCTTTCCAGGTTATTGCATCTACTGGCGGATGTGGTGTTAATGCTGTCGAGTCTAAGCTAGCCGAGTATGGCTATAAACTCTGTCGCACCGCTAGCGGAAAGACATTCGACGGATTCACTATTGGGCGTGTCATTGCGGCTGAATGACAGTAATCAGGCAACGTAGCCTGATGACAGTGTTCCAATTCTCGTTACTTTGCAGGGATTAAGACAATGACAATCGATGAACAGAGGCAACTTGATAATATCGCCGATAAACTGCGGACATTAGATTCGACGGCAGACTTGTCACCAAAGGACAGGGCTGACTTCGATCGTCTCACCACATTATGGGACGAAGAACAACATGCGTCCTATGTATCGTCGCAAATGGCACAATTCGACGACTCGCCATCAGTTTACGATGGTGCTTGGTGATGATGTTACAATTCTCATTAAACTTGGAGTAACGCATCATGACAATGAAAAAATACTATGTAATTCGACGCGGATGGAACGAGGCAAACCAATCGGCCAGAAACTCAGCGAGAAACCCACGTAATCAATTTGAATCGCGTGAATTGCAACTTGTGGCAATTATTGAAGCAACTTCAGAAGAATCTGCCGTCTGCCTGGCAAACGTGATCGCGTACCCTGGGCAAGTAGTTTTCACCGAGACAAATCCGCGAGCAATCAAAGGTCTGACTCAGGCAATTCGTAATTTCATGGCTGAATGACAGTAATCAGGCATCGTGGGGCGATACCTTTGAAGCCTGGGAAAGAAAGCATGGTGAGCAATCATGATTACAGAATCTTTGATCGACAAACAATTAACCTGCCACATCACCGGCAAGCAATTCGTCGGTGAATCACAAGGATGCACAGTGAACTATGCCAGCGATGCACAGGGAAATATCTACTCCGATGAGGGAGTGGATATTGCAGAGCGTGAACAATTGAAGGATCGCAGCAAACCGTTCTGCTGTTATCTCAACTCAGATTGTTCAAAGGTGACAGGATGGAAAGGTAACATCCTGGGAATGGTCATCAGTCGCGGTATCACTCCCAGGCGACGGAATTATCCAGCGATGACCAGTGTACACGTCAGGGATTGCCACGGTGGATTGTGGTATGGCCGTGGACAAGGCGGAAGTGTGTATATTACACTCCGTCCGTTGAAGTAGTGTCTCGTTTCAATTCAAACTCTCAAAGGAAATTCAACCATGACAAGATCAATTGCATATCGCGGTCAATCGGGACTGCACTATAGTTTGGACTTGGCAGTCTATCATTATGAATCAGGATTTCATCATAACTGGAAATCGGTTCCACCATACAAGCCGATCAATCAGGCCAGTGAAATTGGTATCGGCTACATCAACGGTCAGTGTGTATTCGCTACATCAGGCAAGGCGAATTTGTTTGCCAGTGAATCAGAGATTCGACAGTACACTGGCCAGGCTACTTCTCAGGGTACGGGAGCACAATCATGAAACTACTGCGAATCCGTATGAATTCAATCGATTGCGACTTGTACTTGTCCCGATCCGGCAAATGGGTTGAGTACAAACACGCTGCAAAATTTTCCAGTGTAACGGCATTGGAGAAATTCGCAGCAAAGCATAGCGTTTCAGTTTATGGTATCTTCTGACAGTCACACAACAATTCTGAGATAAGGAATAACACCAATGCACATCCATTCATTCTCGCTTGTCATCGACAATTTTGATAATGCTGCTATGGCCGATAATCCATCCAGCGAAGTTATCCGAATTCTGACAGAACTAATTACACAGATTACAGAATACGGTATCCCGAATGCCGACGGGAAGAGATTGAAGGACACCAACGGAAATACTGTAGGCAGTGTGCTTGTCGATTTTGACTAACGGTAAACCGTCCGGGATATTACATAACTGACAGTCTATAGACTCTCAGCCGTTCTGATACGCGACAGTATCAAAGCTGATATCCCGAACGGTTTCCCGTTACGGGATTTTTTACGTCCACAGGTTACGTAATCGAATGAGAGACTCAGGGCGGTCAATGCTCATTGAGTGAGTCAGTGAGAGACTCAGAGAGTTAGTCAGGCAGTGACTCAGGGAATCAGTCAGGCAGAATCAGAAATCAGTGAGTCAACCGGATAGTTGCTAAAATTCTCGGAATCAGAAATCAGCATCAGAATCGCGATACTGAACACAAGTACAGTGAAAATTGACCATGCTTGCAAATACGTCAGGATTGGCCTAGAATCGATTGTTTTGAAAAACGGCTAGGGTCCCTCGTATTTTCCGGAACAATCGATTTTAGGTGTACCCTGAGTGACGTAGTGAAGTATTTTGATGAACTCATCCGGTGAGTTGTCAGCGTAGGCTATCGGCAGTCTGTCGGCAGCGCTTTTGCCCTATTCATAGGCCAGTTTATACAGGTGAACAAATGTCACTGCTGCTGATCTGCCGTACACTATGAACGATACGACGGACAAACGAACACCAGTTGGGGTGTCTGAACACCATCACAGAATCTGACGAAGAACGAGCAGCAAGAGAACTTCTGAAGTAGAAGTACATTGAAAGTGAGGTGTCAGTGTGAGTGCATGACAGTAATCAGGATGGTGGGCAAATCAGAAACTGCTCGACTCCCCCCATAGGATTTTTTGGGAGTAAAATGGATCGACACAGCAATCAGGATCGGGTAGACTGGAAGTCAGTCAGGTGTAATTCAGGCTTTCACTATTTACTTACAGGAAAGGTGTGACCGATGACCAAGTTATGTTTAACTCTCGATGACTTTGCAACACGAGTGCTGGCTGAAAGTATCAAGCAATTACGAAAGTCAGGTCCGATCAATACTAAGAAGACGTGCCTGTGGTGCCGTGATCATATGGACCCGAAAGGCTGCTGTAATCTGCCGGAATACCCTACTCCATTTCAGGTGCATACACTGCCGGACGGTGCGACTGAGTACAGCGATCAGAAGCTTCAGCCATTCGCGATCAAGCCTAAGCAGGTATTCGTAATTGAAGAGATTGACAGACACTCACGGGTAGCACTCGGTCTGGAGTTGTCTCTCAATTTGATGAAGATGGATGACGAGCACGATCTGCCTTACAGGATCATCGAGCACCTAAAAGTAGTCGCTCAGGCAGTCTGTGCTGCGGGTAATGGGTATACCCATTTAGTACCGTGGCGAATCTGGAATTGTGCATCAGATAGTGAGTGTGTCGGAATCGATGAGGTCAACACCGAGCAGCTATGCACTGTTAAGAATGTGCCATACATCGCTACTGTACTGTCAAAAGTTCATCGCCACGATGAGATTAAGCTGCCGGGTACACCACCAGGCTACAGATCGACTGAGAGTTATCTGCTGATTGTGCCAGCCGTATTCATTGTTTCCGCCATTGCTCATAAGCTGCTGGTCCCGACATATATACAAGCCGAGTAATGGATGAGTGCAGCCGAATAACGAAGAAACCCAGTTAAGCATAATAACTTAACTGGGTTTCTTTTACTTCTTTCGGCACGGCATCATTGATCGTCCGACGTGAACAGGACGTACGCTACAATTGCAATTAACGCCCCAACGTCACATATCCAATTCCAGATGCTTTTCATGCTATGCCTCAATTCACCAAAGACTCAACGTGTCACCTACCACGGCATCCACGTCTCACGTGCTTACCGGCGTGCTTATGGCGGTGCGAACCACCGCAGTACCGTGAGCGTGAACTCACTTCACTGAAGGATCTATACCTCGAATGCAGCACTGTAGAACTCTGTGAGTAATGAGTCAAAGGTGCTTGCTGCTTTTCCTTTGTTCTCATCAGAGGACACAGTCCATTAGGGCACTCGTCTGCCGGTGAGCAACTCGATTGCGTTTGATCAGCAGTCGCCTCATCCAAAGCATCCTGTAGTGACTTAGCAGGTGTTTGAGCGACGATAGGTGCATCCTCGTAGGATTGCAGGATTACACCGGGGTCATCTGTTACACCAGCCATCGTCGTCGCACATCCAGCCACGAATAGCAACAGTACACAAAACCACTTCATTTTGATTTCCTTGACTTACGGGAACGGAAACTGTTGGACGATGGACATACACCGCCCGGACACGAACTACTCACATTAAATGAAACCGATTTTGATATCGGCTTTGATCTGTTGTGCAGTGAATCATGGAGATTCAGTAGCTGTTGAAATGATAAGTCTTTTAGAGACTCACTGGTCTGACCGTGGTCGTTGATCAGGTGATTTCTTGTCTCGGCTTCTGTCGGGGACCAATCACCTTTTATATTCCAAGATATATGGACGGATGAAGTCGTTGTCTTTTTAGACGGAACAACTATCGGCTTTACTGGCTCGACGGCATATCGTCCTGTCGGTTTGAAAATGTCTTGTCCGAATGCAGACGAACATAGCAGTAGCAAAGCAAACAGAGTACGCATCACTCACCGCCTTCCTCAGTGCTTCCAATCAGATAAAACGTATGATTCTTAAACGTCCCGGCAAATGAGTCTTCGTGTAAGTATGCACGACCCTCAGCCCCATACTCAATACCCCAGGAATTCTGCATATCGAAGACTTCTCTGTTGCCAACGATACACAGGTCATCGCAGTGTACTGCATGGTTTCCCGGTCCATAATCAATGCCTGCGATTCCGCTTTTGCTAATCCGCTGGAAATTGTTACCGGCATGGACCGCAACGATCGCAATGAAGCCTTTGCATAGTCCAGTCTTCAGACCGTCGATTGTTTCAGCAGCATAGCAGACGATACCCTTATGCAGGGCTGCATTCTCACGGGCACCTGACTTCCAGAGTGAAGGATAGATATCGTCCCAGTCGGCATACTGTTCTTCTGCAATGCCGACCAATTCCAGATTCTTCAGCCCGTCCTGTAACTGGCTTCCCTGGTCTCGCCCGCCATTCATCAACCCGTAGGCAAATGCCCCGCTAAAGAGCTTGCCATCCATAATTCCGCGACGATAGCGGGCTTTACTATAGCCGCCAGCCTCAGCGTAGCCGTTGCACGATCCTTTGGTTCGCTGATTCTGAACCCACTTCGGGCCGAATGTTTTACGTGCCGGAATCCTGCCTGGATCGGTAAGCACCTTTCGCCGTGTTGCCGCGTTCCAAATGTCTATTCCGCTCGCTTCGATAGACGGGAATGCACACACGAACCCATCAGGCAGTATTAGTGATCCACAACGACGCTCGTTACCGTGTATGTCGTAGAACGGTTCAAGTTCCTTAACCATCTGTTAATCCTCCAATCAGTTTCTTAAGATCACCAATCGTCGCCGGGATTGGACCTTTATGAAGTACAATCCGAGTCGTCTTGTCGCGAATAACGATTGCTGGAACCTTAATTGGTCCGAGTTCCGCGATTGCTTCCTTGCCTTTTGCTTCACCAGTCGTCCGGTCGTACAGCCGCCAATCATTCCCAGCGTCAACGAACTCAGTCCAGCCGACAAGAGCGTTCAGTAATACTGCTGTTTCCGGGCTTCGCTGCATAGTGTCCTCAACGATCGCCACGGAAACCGTTTCCGCCTTCGGTTGAGGATTCGGATTTGGATCAGGTTCCGGGTCAGGTGGTGGACGTGGACCGCCGACAATCAGCGTTCGTCTGACGATCTCGTCTGCGGTTTCACACACAGTCGGAATGAGAAGCAATTCTGTCGCACCAGGCTTTCCTGCCATGACAGTCCATATAAACGGCTGATCGTACTGCCGTGGCTCGTAATCACCGTCACTGTCAGCATACTTCGCTGCCATTGCAAACGGTGATTTCCACTGCTTGATCTTCAAAACCCCACCGTCCGGCACCTGAAGAATGATCAGCGGCTTCGTACTTGTGATCATCAACAAACAGTCCCGTGGAACCCCATTCGTACCTTCTGGAAGGTGAATAACCACCTTCAATGCAGGATCTGGTGACGGCGGAACAGGTTCATCGGCTACCGACATAGAGCAGCAGCCACTGATACAAAGAGCGAGTAGGAGTAGTCTGTTCATTCGTCACCTTCCGTTTCATGAAAAGCTGACGCCAAAGCCATGATAGACATAACAGTTTCTGGAGCAGCATCCACTACGTCGCATAGGTTATCAATCGCTGCGGCTCGAATTTGTTCGCGGGACATTTTTGGAATCTTTGCCTTTCGATTTCTTTTCTTTGCTTCCCGCCTAGCAATCTTGTCCGCCTTAGCAACGCTGACCATTACTTTGCGAACAAGCGTTTCGTCGAACGTCCTAGAATCGAAGTTGAATTTGCTCGTGACGTACTCCTGTGGCGTCTGATCTTTGACTTCCGCTGGAGAACAGTTCTGAAACAGTTTCGCCAACAACATTTGTATTATTGGTCCGATGTTTACTTCCCACCCCATGTTAAACTCCTGCTCACAAAATAGAACTATCGACTAAACCACCAGAGACCAGTTCTCCAGCGTTAACACACGACGAAATTTCTGAGGATGAAGTATACACCTAATCGTCATCCTCATTATACTCCAATTCTTTTTCTTCTGCAAGCCACAGCGGTATTTTAATGTCGCCGCTTTCTCCATCCTTATCCACCGAGCCTTCTCGAAGCTGACTCCAGGGAATCCAGAATTCATCGCCGTCAAGTTCGTAACATCCGGCTTTTCTCGTAGACCTAACTAAAGTTACATCTGCGATGACTACGGTCCTTGATCTTGATGAATTAGCCATAAGTCACCTGAGTACTTAATGAAAGTAATAGAAAGTTAGTTCGTTCCGCGTTCTCGTCTTGATTTTTCTAAATGGCAACTGATACACAGTGTTTGTGAATTCTCCAATGTGTCTTCACCGCCAGACGATAGCGGAATGATATGATCTCTCTCAAGTGCTGACTCTGGATACACCTGACCACACAGAACGTTCTGGCATGTGAAGTTGTCACGGATGAAAACTTGTAGCCGTTCCTTAGTTCTGCCTTTTCGTCGAAATAGGGACGGCGTTCCTTGCGACTCCGGCACTGTTGACTGTCGCGGCTGCTTTGTGATCTTGACTGTTGGGTACTTGAACATGTTTTTCAACCAACCTGAATGCTTGTCGTATCCACTGAGTACACATCAATGTAGGAACTGCTCGACCCCGTACTGCCCTGTCCTTTTCGATATCGGGCAGAAGTATCCCAAGACTGATCAGATCCTCTACTCGGCGTGATACTGTTTCGATCGTTATTCCCGTCAAGTTAGCTATAGCTGTTTTAGTCAATCCGTCGGACAGTGACACTGCTCTGATAATTGCGTATTGTTTATACGCCGATGCCGCTGTGTCAAGACCAACTTTCACTAATAAACTACGAATTAAAGGTGTAATCTCAGATACACCGTGAACGTAGCACAAGCACACTGCCAGGATCGATAGCAGCTTGGCAACTCGTGTTGTGCCCTCTGGTTTAGAGTCATACAGCACTTCCGACACATTGTTTTCTTTGCCTCTTGGAGCTTGTGCCCGGCTGCAAGCAACCATATCAGCAATAGCCTGAATCAGCATCTTATCTTCAGTCGTGTATCGTGGTCGAACGATCTCACCACTACGAATCTTAGCATGAAGACGCGATAAGAAGCCAGCCGTATATGCTCGTTGTTTAGGGAACGACCTCATATCTCCGGCTTCGTTTCCCTCGAAGTTTGTCAACCCGATATCGTTGAAGATTGAGTCAATCGCATTCATGTTACGTTGTACTTCAGTGTCTCGTGACGTGTCGAGACGACAATGTAAGAAGCGTTCGCCAAGTGCCGATTGAGTGAGTGCGTAAATACGCTCTGTAATTCCAATGATCATGCCGAATGAAATATTTGAGAATGAAGCTGACACGCCATTACGGTATTCAACGTTTAGATTGCCGTCAAAGATACCTCGAAGCTCGCCATACACGTTTGCTAATTGGATAGGCGTTGACTCAAACAGCAGCGTACCGTCAGGAATAATAACACACTTACCCTGCATCAACGGAATGATAGGCTTTCCCTGACGATTACCGGATACGAGTCCAGTGAACTTACTGAGATGAAAGGAATGTATTTCATCTGACATTAACAAATCGCAGAGAGTTGATTTGCCGCCTGACGGACGACCGACCAAATAGAACCATAGCGGTTCGCCTTCCAAAGGTACAGCAAGATGAACAGCCGCACAGATTGACATACAATCCTCAAACGACTTCGTAACACTCATATCCTGACGATAGATTTCCAACAAGTCAGCGTACGACTCGCAGTGCTGTGGCTGTATTGTTACAACCTCGTCCAGATTGATTTCTTTCAATACTGAACGCACAAGCTCATGGAACTGCATTGAACTAACCTTATCCGTCAGGTGACAGTAATAAAAATTACAATCCAATTTTCTTCGCAGCTTCATACACACCGCGAGATACAGCAAACTGATGATCGAGTAAATCATCACACGGTATGAGAGTTATTCCAACAGCGAGTAAAGTTTCGGCAACACGATTTCTGTGTTCTTCAACTAATTTCTCACCTGTCTTTCCCATTAGATCCATTCGCGTGCTTAGTGCTCGCATCAATGTGTCATCACTAACTGCTTTTTTAATAAGTCTTGGATCTGGCACAGAACACCAACCTTTCAAATTAAGCACTAACCGAGTTATACCAATCCCGTAAATCGAATCCCGATGGAATTTCTGAGTGTGAAGGTACAGTCACTTGACTCCAATCCAAAGCATGTAAGCTGTTTACAGCGTGCCCTGATTGTTTAATCCGGCGAGCTACCGAAAGCACGCCTTGATGACCTGCATCGTCGTTATCAAACAATAGCACGACACTCTTGCCGTCGAGCAGATGCAGCCAGGATGATGCAAAACCAGAGCCAGCAGTGCCGAGCAGGTCAGGAGCATCATTAACGCCTTTCAACATCTGACGCCCGATGAGATAGTCAGCATGACCTTCAGCCACCCAAACTTCCTCACTCTTAGTCAGATGTTGCATACCCAGGATTGAGCAGTTCCACGGTTTTGGCGATGCGTACGCAATGCTCGCTTCGAGACTGTACTTATGTAACGCGATGATGTGTCCTTTCTGATTCATGACCGGAAACCAGAAATACGTGCCGTCGAACTTAATACCCTCATCCTTCAATGTACGTGGCTGTACGCCTTTTTTGACAGACGTGTATATCCTGGCTTGTTCAGGAGTCAAGGCAGGCAGATCCTCGAACCATTGTCGCATGAATGATATTGCGTTGCCGGTCTGCTTACACCGCCAGCACTGAAAGACATTCCCTTCCTCTTTTGACATGGAGAGTTTATCTTCAGCCGAGCACCACAAGCATGTCAGCCGGTAGTCTTCAGTCTCTTCGCAGAATGGGTACTCAAGATGTTCAAGTAGCTTCATTTCTCAACTTCCTTAACCAACACGCCGACAGATCCACCATCACATGCAACTTCACGTACCCATCCGTCAGAGTAAAAGAACGTAATACAATCGTCATCATCAATCATGTGTGTGTGGCGTTCTCTCATATACTTGTCGGTGTGCCCTGTGATTCGTTGAAAAGCATTGCCAGTTCGTTCCTTATCCGGGACTGGTGCGTCATCCTCAACCCAAATACGCAGGTACATCTCTCGCCAGTTTTTAGGTATATCTGACGGTTTTAATATGAATAGCTTCTTTAGACGTTTCATCGCTCTGTCCTAAAAGGTTTTAGACCGCTCAAAAGCCGCCACTGACAGGATTCAAAACAGGAGCAGACATAGAGGCAGGCACAATAGTTTCGAGCTTACTGACTCCGGATGCCACCATCTGATACTGGCGTAATGCCTGACGCAGCACCTGATAAGCGTCAAGATTCTGATCGGATGCCAGTTGCTCAATTACCTGGATTTCTTCTTCCGTGAATCCAAGTGACGTAAGCATGTGATAAGTTGCAACGTTCATAAATCAGCTTCCTTGTTAAGTTCTGAAATAGAAGTAATACCGTTCACGGTTTTCGCACAGCAACCGCATCAACATTCGTACCAACATAAACATAATGCTGAGACTCTTCATCGTAAAAACGGTAGACGTACCTTCCCATCTCGTTCTGATACACAAGTGTAGCTGTTGGTACAGGCTCGTCTACTTTTATCACACTTTTTGATGAGCATCCACATACAAACATAAGCACGCACATAGTAATGAATTTCATGATCACACCTTTCACGCTAGTATAATCTTTGTTTCCTGATCCCAGCGATGCTTGATCAGCGTCATATCAACAGGAGCGTATACGCCTAACTCGCTCGCTGCCTGCTCCATCAATCCCTTGATCTCACGTACATGACGTTTAGGAATTCTCTCTCTGACTTCGGTATCCAATTCGTCATGTACTTGTAGTACGATCCGTCCTTCCGGGTACTCATTAACCAGGTAGTCATCGACGTACCGCATAGCACGTTTGACGATGACTCCCTCTGATCCCTGCACAATAAAACATACTCCAGCATGAGCAGCTTTCTCCCATTGACCTGTCCACCTGTTAAACTGGTCACGTACTTCTAGAGGATAGCCATCCAGAGTCTGTACATTCCCGTGTATTGCGATCTGTTCCTTAGTGTGCAGGATGTACTCGTGAGCATTCGGGAAGAGTTGCACAACAACATCCCACAAGCCTGGTTGTCCAGCGGTCTTCTCGATCCTTTTGGGTGTCGCACCAAAAATGAACCCGAAATTGACGTTTTTAGCAACACGCCTTTGGGATTTAGTAGGTACAGCCGAGTCCGACAATCTGAAAATACGACGGGCAGTGTAATCGTGTGCATCCCAACCTCTTGCGAAGGCATCAATCATTCCTTTCTCGCCAGTTACTACGGCAAATATGCGTAGTTGTAGCTGTGAGTAGTCACCAGATAACCACCACCACCCTGGTGGCGGTCCAAAACATGAACGCATCATTGGAGATGCTTCAAGCCATTTAGCAATATCATCGGCGTCATCCTCAAATGGATTTCCTGCCTTAGATACTTGCTGCATTCCCGGATTACGCATCGCAACACGAGTCGTTGCTGTCCCAGTTGAGTTTATGTCTGGATGCAAGTAACCAAGTTTATTACGGCTGTTGTTGTATAGGTTCAGCGACTGAAGTTTCTTCTGGTATTTCTTCAGACTAAGGAAGCATCCTAGAAACTGATACTCCCTCGAATTTTCTTCAACAGTCTCATGGAGCTTCAGGAACGTATTAGCATCAACTGACGGCTTCTTTTCTTTCTTCGTGTAGCTGACAGGGTCAAGCTGCCACGTCTCAAATAGTAAATCCCGCACACTATCGTCAGTGAGTTTATCCACTCCGGATAGCTCGAAACATTTCTGAGTGAGAATGTTGATGTAATGGTCACACGCATTCTTACAGTCTTGCAATTCTGGTATGTTGACCCATATACCACGAGTTTCCATTTTCCAGAGTACGTGGTCTATTGAGCGGTTGATATTCAACAGCCTTTCAAGATCGTCGCCGTGAGTGTGCAGCAGGGCAGCAAAGAAATGTTCGGCTAGCTCATATGTGTTTACGCAGTCGGCTTTCAGATAACGATTCAGTACACCTTCCAGCATCGAGTCAGGAATCTTAGGCCGGAATGCTTGCGGAATGGCAGCCAGTACAGCATCCGGCAGCCAGTAGTCCATGCGTCCCCACGATGAGCCTTTACGGTTAGATGCAAATGATTCATGATCTCCGTCGTCTTCGGCAATGATCCAATCACCGTACTGAGCTTTGAATCGCTTTGACCGAACAAGAGCACGGCACTTATTAACCGCCGTCATTAGATCGTCTTCAGACTCGTACCCCCGATCAAGATACTCTTTGGTCAGCGAGTCCAGGCTCATCTTGTCAATCGAGCAGTTCAAATGAGCAAGCTGCGATATATCGATGATTCGCTTCCAGAACTCCGGGGAATCAGGTTCACGCCAGTCAATAAGCTCAGCCTCACACAGAGCTTTAACGTCAAACTTAGCGTTATGAGCAATGAGCATGTCAGCGTCATTAAACGCCTTGCAGATTGCAGGATTAAATTTTCCTATCCGACTACGAGTCAACGGGTTAACCTGAAGCTGTTGAGACGAGTAGCTACCGTTGTACATCCCGATTGCAAACGTCGTGCAACCGTTCTGTAGCTTGATGCCAGTCGTTTCAGTATCGAATGAAAGCATAACGCTAGTGCCGAGAGAGTTTCTGAGATAGATGTACGATCAGCCTTTTGCTGACGATCGTTTGATCCGCCTATGCTTACATCGAGCTTTACTGATGTAGACTAAGCCGGGATTTCTCCAAGCAAGGATACGAGCTTGAGTATTTAAGCCGTGTCGGTACTCACGGCGAGCATGATCAGCATTAACAACCCGATTCAGTTTTTCGTTGCAGTCGTCTGATCTTCGCTTACGCAGCATTCTCTCAATCTCTGCGTAATCGTACGTCATTTCAACATCAACTATAGCAATTGTAACTTCTGTTGATGTAAATACAGTACGAGAATTTTTCTTCTCGTTTGGTGTCTGAGCAATCATTACTTTCTGCTTTCAAACATCTCCGTAGGTGATTACTATATTTTGACTGGGATGTGAGGATAGAACAGTATGGCGGATTTAGGTATACGTGTCTTTCCACACGTCTACAACTATGGACCCACTCACATTAGCCAGTACACATCACTAAGGACTTAAAACTGCATTCATAATGTAAGGTAACATAAGTCCTAAAATCACTAATACCGCGAATACAACAAGCCGCTTAAAGGAATGGTATTCAGCCATTCCTTCCGGGCACATACAACCCGATTTTCTTTCGGTGCATGTATCGCAGGACGAGCAGTAGTATCGTTTACGTTTTATTGACATCACTGTGACTTTCAACGTGAGTGCCGAGAATGAGAAAATAGGAGCTTACGACCGTCATAAGCTCCTAATGTTAAGTGAGTGACATTTAATAGCTGACCCAACTACGCACCGACGGTCAGTGACAGTAATCAGATTACGTCGTTGGCGGGGAGCACTCAAGAAACTGCACTGCCTTGAGTGTGCCGTCAGCAGCTTTCAGACGTACCATTCCTTTCGCATCATTGGCGTCAACGACTTCGCACAAGCCAAGACCGGGATACGACAGCTTATGCCCTTTCCAGTCTGACGGATTGTAGTCAGCCAGATTGATCTCTGGAGCAGCCAGGGCATCAGATGCTGTTTCGTCAGCCCACTCATCCTCGCTGCCAGTATTAACACTGGTTGACGCGGTTGTGTTCGCAGGTTCTTCCCAACCCGCATCAGATTCGCCTGACGATTCATGCTGCGGCGGTGTCGCTACATCCAGATTGGTATTGGCTGCGATGATACGGTAGTTGTACCGCCCCTTGTACGCACCTTTCGTTTGCTTCAGAGCGTTGAGGGTAAAACGAGTGCCGATCAGTTTATGCAGATCAGCATCAATGTCAACGTCTGAACGACCTTGCGTCTCAACACCGAGTCGCTGAATATCCTGGTAGAGATATTCGTGACTGACTTCCAATGTCATCTTTTCGGTGTCGTACATCTGACGCCCAATATCGCAGGACTGACCTCCGAACTCCTGCATTCCTTCAACCGAACCATCCACCGTGAACTTGATGAACACTGTAGGCTTGTCGCCGGGTACAGCAACGACACCCTTGAAGATAACCAGCACATCACCCTCCGGCCCTTCGTAATTTTTCTGTGCCTGAGTAGCAGCAGCCGTCGCCTGATTCTTCTTGAGCCTGGCATTCTTTGCCACCAACTCAGCCAGTGACATTGTCTTTCCACCACCACCGCCAGCAGCGGGAGCAGTAGAACCACCTTTCTTCGGGGGAACCATAATCGTAACCTTTCTGAAACTGAGATACACCAAAACAGTGACGGATAATTCCGCCTGACAAAACTTACGTTTTTACTTCCAAATGCTTCAACGAGCATAACGCATCAGCTGCATTACAGGCAGCTTGTGAAAATTTTAATGCGTCATCCGCTTTACTCGCACATTCTGCTTTTGCAATAAGAGCCAGCACTTGTTTTTTTACCGCATTCAACAACATTTCATCACTCATCGGGTTCTATCTCCGAAAAGTACCACCGTGAATAGTAAATGGATTAGTAGCACGGTAATCTACTAACTCGTGATCTGTGTCATCCCCACCGATCAGTACGCATTCGCAACATCCATACAACCTGTATACGGCTCATGGGTAGTAGGCGAAAATTCACTACGCTCCGATGACTACTCTCAGATTAGCCCAAGTTTCCGCAGCCGTGTCTCCACACTCGACTTCGCCTTCACTACTCGACGACAGCCAGGATTTTGCTTCGTAGTACGTCGATGGCATCAGTCCAATGAACCTTCTGTCGGACGTGACAATCTTCTTTTTAGTAGCCTGATTGACCATCACACTGACGTCTCGGCCAAGATAGAACAGTCCTTGCAAACTCTTATTGAGAACTTCGAAAACAGTCTTGCCGAGTTCAGGACGGTACTTATCGAAGTCCGGTCCAATTGGGTTACGTGTATTCTTGAATGAACTATGAGCAATCAGGACGACGTTGAATCCCTTCGCAGCAAGCTCCAGGCATCGTGGCAGGAACTCTGTCTGCCAATACACGTTCGCCGCCATCGTCGCACCGCGAGCGAATGACGTAAACTCTGGATCGGTTATCTTGCCGTCAAACAACCGACTAGCACAGTGCTGATAACTGATCTGCTCCAGACCGCTAACCGAGTCAAACACCAGCGTCTTGCGGTCATGCTTCGTACTGCCGAATCGATCAAGTACCTCAATTGCTTTCTCCCATCCCGGATGCCCGGAATTAGCAGGAATGCAATCAGCATCAAACAATTGTGGCAAGTCAATGACCGGGATAGTCGGATCAACACGCTTGTGCTTCTTGTGAATATGAATGCCCTGCTCGCCAGCCGTAGCGACGAATAGAGGCTTGTCCATTTGAGCAGCAACGGTCGTCTTACCTTCTCCTGGTGGACCGTAGAGCATGATGAACAGACCGTGCTGAGAGTACGGACTGACAAGATCCCCGAAAGGATTGCTCCCAGCATCCATACGGGGGATAGACTTCCCTGACTTGACAGCAGCATTCGCAGCAGCTACGGCAGCGTTAAAACCGGCTGTAGGTCCACATTCAACTTTTGACGACGCCACAGAAGATTTCTGAGGCAGAGAAGTGGTGCTCGCGGGTGCTGTCACGACTGGTTTAGCGAGTTGTTTAGCGAGTTGTTTTGACGATCTGGCTGGACGATGAAGTTGTGTAGGAGTGGTCATTAACCCAACTTTCTGATAATTAGTGCGTGCTGACTTTACACCGGGTTTTTTACTTTTATCACCGTCAGTTGCCGGGTGATAATCATTGTTCGCTGGTGCTACTACGTGAGCTTGTCAGCCACAAAACGTTTTCCCACATACGTTGCGATGCAGTGGCTGACAAATGCCTTGCCCTGTCGTCGCAATTCGTCCGCCAATACGAACTTCTGTGAATCCAGCAACATCAACGACTCGCCGTCTATGTGCAGCATCGCCTTTTCTTCCATCATTGGGACAAGATCGTCCGCAGCACGCACCACGCTGAACGCTTGCTGAATATCCGCGAACGATTCCAACCGATACACCTGTTTCACGTTAACCCCCTATGGTCCGCACTCAGCGAACAATGCGGTGAACGCGAGTTGCCGTCCACCCGGTTTTGATATTGAAAATCTCTTGGCGGCAACCGCGTTACCGCCAGTGTTCTGCGGCTACTCACCTCGCCCGGAATACACTCTGCCATCCGTAACTACTTTCCCACTTGGATCAACGTACACGCTTCCGGCCTCGCACAAGCATCCATTCACCGTGACGGTTCGCGGGCCAACGACGTGGATTCCATGAGAGACCAAATAGGCGTCGATCGCGGTGGCAACTTCATCACCAGTCATTCTCACATCCACACCAGGCCCGAACTCGGTTGTACCGCTTCCGTATTTTATGACCATTCCAGCATCCACAAGCCGCCGCAGAACAAGCCGGTCAACGCGAGCGGCGGGCATCGCGTCAACCGAGGCGAAGGC